CACGGCATTCCCGTTTGCGAACGTGTCGCACTCGCCATTCCGATGCGCGAAGAGAACGAACGCTATATCCGCACCAAGCAGGTGAAGTTCGGGCATTACTTCGACGAAAACGAATAGCCGAAAAGCGCACCTTCGCGAGATCCTTGTCTGGTAAGGCTTTCGCGTATCAAAGCCTTATCCAGCAAGGCAGACCGCCAGATCGAGCGTTTTCAGAATCAAGTATCTTCACTTTTTCTCACCTTGCCAAACTTGCGCGATTGGCGTAACTTTTCGCTCCGTCGTTAATAAAACTTACGCCGGGGGAGACGCACCGGCGAAAACCTACGCCGGAGCAATCCATGCGATTTGACGCGCGCGTTGCCAGCAAACTCGCTGCTGGTGACCATCTGACATTCGAAGGCTTTCCGGGGTTGCGCTTGCAAGCATCGGCGAGTCGCCGCTCGTGGACCTATCGATACAAGTCGCCGCTCGATGGCGTGATGCGCCAGGTGAAGCTCGGTGAATTCCCAGCGTTGTCGTTCACCGCGGCGATCGTCGAGTGGGAGAAGCTTCGCACTGCACGAGACGCCGGCGCAGATCCGGCAGCAGCGAAGAGGCAAGCGAAGGGCGGCAAGTTGCCTATAAAGGCATCCCCGTCGACGTACACAGTGAAGCAGCTGTGTCGCGACTATCTAGAAGGCCACATCGAGCACCAACGCAAAAGCAAAGGTGCCGTCGAAGTGAAGCGCATGTTTGCGGGTATGCTCAACCCCATCAATGATCTGCCTGCCGCGTCCATCACGCGCTCTATGGCGTTCGACTTTCTTGAATCGTTGCGCGGGACACCATCTCTCGCGAAGCGCCTTCGATCGGAGCTCGGCGGCGCGTGGGATTACGCGCTCGATGCCGGCCGACTTAACGACGACACGCCGAACTGGTGGCGTTCAGTGATGCGCGGACGGTTGCAGAGCAAGGGCCGCAAGATTGAGGGTGTCTCGCAGGGAACTTCGAAGCGTCTGTTGGGCGATGATGAGTTGGGCGTCCTGTTGCGCTGGCTCCCCAACTTCAGCTTGACGGTATCGGACGGCATCACGTTGTACCTGTGGACCGGTACGCGTGGCGGCGAGATCGTCAGCATGGAATCGGCCGAGATCTCGGAAGAAGCTGACGGTCTGTGGTGGACCATTCCTAAGGACAAAACGAAGAACCACCGCCGCAAAAATGCGACCGATCTACGAGTGCCGCTGTTTGGCCGCGCAGAAGTGATCGTGCGCAGGAGGTTGGAAACGGCGGTCGACGGGTTCCTGTTCCACACGGCCGGCGGCCATATCGATCAGACCGTGATCGGGCATGGCATCTACTATCATCAACCGTATTGCAAGATCAAACCCGAGCACAATCGCCTTCGCTTACCGGTTACGCACTGGGCCGCTCACGATCTGCGACGGACAGTTCGAACCATGCTGGCGGCTATGGGTTGTCCGAATGATGTTGGCGAGGCGATCCTCGGGCATGTGTTGCCTGGCATCGTCGGCGTATATAACCGGCACACATACGACAAGGAACGCCGTGAATGGCTCATGCTGCTGTCTCAGCGTCTTGAAGAGCTGGCGGCACGCTATCCTTCGAAGTAGCACGACGTCGGTTGCTATGGCCGGTGTTCGGCGGCGGCGCGAGGTCTGATACGGGCCGGGATTCAGCCCATTCCTCGACCTCGCGCGTGAGCCAGGCAACGCGCTTGTCCGACAACAACCGTGGCTTAGGAAATCGGCTTTCGCGCACGAGCTTTTGTACGCTCGCCTCCGACAGCGATACATACTCCGCGATCGTCGGCAGATCCATATAGATGGGCTTGATAGACGCTGGCATTACCGCGTACCCCTTGGGAATTCATCGTGTGTGCGGCCGTCGAGCATTCGACCTGATACATTCTTGCCGCAGCGATAGACCACAGGTTCGTCATCGCGATGCATGCCATTGGCAGCGCCCGGCGTCATGGTGCTGAACTCCCATTCGCCGTCCCACCAGTCGGCGACGCGCTCAGTCCGCTTCAAAGGGCCGGCGCAGTTCTCGCCCGGAGCCCACTCGCCCCATTGCTTGAACAGGAACGGCACGCCGTGTTCTGCGCATTGATCGCGCAGTGCCCGGGCCCACTCAGGATGCATCGGACGCGCGCCATGACCGCTTTCGCCACCAACGATTACCCAGTCAATGCCGCGCAGGCCCTCAAGGTGATTCACCTTGCCGTCGCGCTTGGAGACTGCGTCATGGTCGATCCAGCTTGCCCACCGGAACGTCACTGGCCCGAGAAGTGGCTCCATCGAGAGGAAACGGATGCGCGCCGGCACCTCAAGCAACTTCGGGATGTCGCGGTCAAGTTCGAGCTGATTGACGATCGTCGCGCCGAGCCAGACGTTGTCGCGGCCGGCGAGCCAGTCATGCGATCGCGCGCGTGCGACCATCTCAAATACATTGCCGATGCGCTTCGTAAGCAGCAGCCAGTTGAGGTTCGGCGTCAGCTCGATGAGATCGAATAGATCGCGGCGCCATACCGGATCGACGGCATTGTCGAACACGTCGGCGAGCGAGGCGCAGAACACGCGCTGGCGGCGACCGTGCTTCGCAAAGAACTCCGCATGCGTTTTATTCCACTGCAGCGGCTTGCGCCAGTTAGAGGCCGACGTCCGGCGGCGCGGTGCTCCCGGCCCCCAGTTGATCGCGGTGCCGCCGGCGAAGCGCGCGTTGCGCGTCTCGGCATAGCAGTTATCGCAACCGGGGCCGACCTTCTGGCAGCCTTCCCACGGATTGAACGTGTGGTCGGTCCACTCGATTTTGCTGTTCTCGCTCACGCCTTATCTCCGCTGTTTCTGCTTTTTTCCCAGTCCGATCTAGAGAACGACGTGCCGTCCGGCGCTATGACGAATATCGGCGGATCGCCAAGTTGCTTCGCATCCCAGTAGGCGTGCGCGCCGTCTCGGAACGGGACGTCATAAAAGCGGCCGCCGTCGAACTGGCACGGCACGCGTTCTCCATCACGCAGACTCGGTGGCTTCATTGGGATTACCAGTTCCTTCAGAGAAGGCAAAGGTTCGCCGTCTGAGCCCTCCCGCTCGGCGCGGATGTCGCCGGGATTGAGTGGCAACACTAGTTCGTAGTGGCACTCCCATCTGTATTCGCAGCGGATTGTGCTTGGTGCCCACCGAAGCTGCAGGCGCGGCGCTGGAAGTGCTGCGCTGGTGCGATTCTTCTGTCGCATGCACCCCTGCGCAAGGCATCCCTCGATGCATGTATCTCGCGTTTCCGGGCAGATTGAGCGGCTGCTCATACCGCACCTCCGTTGGCTGTAGCGCTACAAGAGGCGCCGAGAATCGCTTTAAGCTCAGCCGCGAGTCGTCGAGCCTGCTTGTCACCTGCGAAAATGTGCCCGATATTTTCGAGCTTGATCTGTGCCTCTTCGATGGTGGCAATCTGACCGTCCGTCAGCTTCTGCCCACTAGTGGCATGACATGCATCGCACTGATGCAGATGTTTCCGCGTTGCGTCGCTGGTGTGCCAAGGGTCGTCAACCTGCGCGCCGCAGAAGTCGCAGATAACCGGCTCAAACGCCTCCCGCTCTGCAATGGCCGCTGCATCAGCGACTGCATCACTCTCCACAGGGTTATCCACCGTTTCTGTGGATAACTCCGCGATAGCCGCAGAGTCGTACGCGTCGCACGTGCACTTCAGCCCTCGTCTATTGGTGAGCGAACACGCGATCTGATCGTGCTTGACGGTGCCGGCCGGCGGTGCGATCGCGATGCCTGTCATGTCGATGGCGCCGTCGACATACGCATAGCCAGCCTGAATCAGCTTGCTGCGAATCTCGACGTACGCGGCAAACGAGATCTCGAGCTCGGCGACTGTATGGGTCATTGTTGTTTCCCTGCGGTGTCGGTTTCGTCAGCCATGCGGATTTCCCAATAGCGTTCGACGAACCGCTCGCAGGCATATCGCGATTGCCACGCTGCGATCGCCTCGCTCATCGGTACGACGCCCGCGATCGTTGCCCATTCGTCGTCGTGGTGCGGCATCAGATCGCGCTGTTCGGTGGCGAGCATCACCAGATCTGCATGCTTCACTTCGGGCGGCAATGGGAGGCTTAGGCCGAACCGTCCCAGCACCGAGGCCTCGATGCGCTTCTCGATCGCCTGGTAATCCGGGAGCAGGCGCTTGAGCGGACGGCTGACGTCACCGATGAACGCCTCGGCGGCGTCATGCATCAGGCCAGCCATGGCGAACTGGGGCGGCACAATCTGGCTAACGAGCACGGAATGCTGTGCAACCGAATAGAAGTGCGACGTGTGCCCAGCAAAGCGGCAAACGTGCGAGAGCGCGTGCGCGATATCGTTGATCCCGAACTGGTTGCAATCGAGGTCGACGAAATTGAAATAGCGGCCGCTGCGAAGCAGGATGTCCGGCCGGGTCTTCGCGTTGTCGCGTTCGGCGACGAAGGCTTCGAGCGTGCTCATTGCGTGGCTCCTGACGGTTTCTTGTCGGTGGCCGCCTTCATGAAGCCGTCGACGGCAATATTGAGCTGGTGGGCGTTCGAAGCGTGCGTTGCGGCCCACTGCAGGAACGCGACGACACCGCCATTCGGATTCCGATCAGCAACCTGTTCGAGGAAGCTCCAGCGGAGATACTTGATGTAGTACGACGCGATCAGGATGCGCAGCTCCTCGAGCTGCTCATACATCTCCAGCGCGGCGTCGCGCGCGGGACCTTCAGGAAAGGCTGCACGGATTCCAGCGATCTGGATCGCTTCGCGCGCGCCCGCCTTGTACGGGCCGGCGAGGGTGAGCGTTTCCAGGAAGCGCTCCGGGTCTAGCTGCTCGTCGACCTTCGTGCTGAACACCTTGCCGTCGCGCACTACGAGCACCGTGGTGACGTCTTTCGCGTTCGCATCGCCCGCGATGTAGACGCCGGGGCGCGCGAGCATTTCGGTGAGGCGCTTTTGCAGCTCAAAGGATTGTCGGGTCTGTTCAGTCATTCTGTGCCTCGGGAATTTCGTTACGGGTGGAGGAGATGCGTTCCTGCATTGCATTGAGCTCGTCGGATCCGACAGTCCACCAATCCGGGCCATGCCGCAGAACGAGCCTTACCATCCAGTGCAGGACGGCTGCCTGCTCGTCTTCAGCTTTATGCTTGATATCTGCGCCGGCGGCGCGCATCAGATGTGCGATCGGGGCACACTTGAAGTTCGGCCAGCCGAGTACTTCGCGCAGATCGTCCGTCAGCTCGGAGGGGAAGGGGTGCGCAAGCCGCGGATGGAGTTCGACCACGTCGGAGTCCGGGTCGAGCACGTTGTTATCCATGATCGTGCAGAAGCCGCCGACGACACGGAACAGGCCGCCGGACGCGCGATTCATCAGCTCCATCACGCGGTCATAGAAGAACCGCAAATGCTGGTGATCGTCTTCGTCGAAGAACGTTGGGCTGCTCTCGTCGTCGGTCGCCGGGTAATAGCCGTCCTGGACATTCGAGAGCAGGCCTGCCAGATCAATCGCGGCGTTAATGTCGTCGCGATCCGCTTTTGCCATTTTCATATGCACCTTCATGCCGTTTGCTCCTTTGCCTCGGCGGCTTCGCGAGCCATGGAGACGTAGTGATCGCGAGTCAGCACGCGCGCTGCTTCGCGCATCACGCGCGCATCGTTGTCGTCGATCTGCAGGGCGGCGCGGTTAAGCAGCGATTCGATCAGCGCCTTGTTATCGCCAGCCGGTTCATAGAACGCCATGGCGAACCGCTCAAGCGCCGCGAGCGATCCGGTGATGCTCTGGTATTCCTGACGGCCGATCTTGCCGTCCAGGAGCACCGTGAGGCCCGCATCGCGGGCGAGTTTGGCGAGGTCTTTCATTCGTCGTCTTCCTCTCCGAGCACCTCGGTTACCGGGACGCGCTTGATCGGGCGCGGCGTGGACTTCTTCGCCGCCGGCGCTTTGGGTTTGGCTTTCGGCTTGGCGGCTGCCTTGCGCTCTGCGTCGACCGCCTTCCGGATCTGGGCGGGATCAAGTCCGCGGCCGCGCGCGATCGCCTCGAGGAAGTTCGGCTTGGCGGTCGAATAGGTCGCGGATACCAGCTCGTCGACCAGAGCGATCTCCATCACCAGCAGGGCGAGCGCGCCCGGCGTGCCGCCGGCTGCGATCTCGTCGACCCTCTTCGCGAAGTCGGCTTCACTGATGGCGGTTTTCGAATCCCAGCCATACAGCTTGCAGATGCGCTTCTGGTTCTCGTTCCATAGGCGGCGGTAGAACGACGTCGCGACGATCTTCAGGTCGAACTCGTCGAGTCCGTGCGTGCGGTGGATCTCGCGCACCTGTTCGAACAGCGCGGCGCGGTATGCATCCTCAGCGCGCTTTTTCTCCACCTCACGCGACTCTTGCGACGCCTGCGGGCGCGGCGCTTCGATGCCTTTGTCAGCGAGCAGCTTTTTGACGTCATCTTCCTTCATGACGTCGCGCAGCTTGCCGTTATGGGGATCATCGAGCACGGCCGCTGCCTTTGCCGCCTTCACGCCGATGATCTCGCGAAACGTTCGCTGCTTCGGATCATCGCGGCATCGATCGTCGAGATCGATCCAGCCTCCTTTCAGCGGGCTGTAGTCTTTCGGCTTGACCGATTTAGCCTCTTGCCCGGTGATGACCGTACGACCAGAAGCTTCGGCCGCGGCGACCTTCTGCGCGGCAGCTGCAGCGCGCTTCTGTTGAAAGCAGCTCGGATCGGTGCAGGTTTCAGCACTCTGCACGTCGCCGAAGAGTTCCGTCTGGTTGCCGGTTCGCTTCGGGCACGGGCCGCATGCGCCGGCCGACGGCACGAGCTCGGCATCGTCAGTCTTGAACGGTGCATGGTCGAGCCGGAGCATGTAGGTTTCTTGGATGTGCTCCGACGCCTCGCGCACCGACATCGGCTCACCCCAGCCAAAACGGTCCTCGTCAGTGATCTCGTCAGCCGCCTTTTGCTGCAGCTCGGCCGGCAGTCGCGCGATGAGGAGCGCGGTGCTCGACGTCAACTTGCCATCGAAGAACAACTGACGGCACGGCTCGATAAGCGACGCGAGCTTGAGGCGTTGCGTCACGTATGTACGCGATTGGCTGACCTCTTCGGAGATCTGCTCGATCGTGTGACCGCGATCCTGCAGCAGCTTGAACCCATCGGCTTCTTCGAGCGGGTGCACGTCCTTACGCTGCAGGTTCTCGATGATCTGGATGTGCAGCACTTCGTCATCACTGAGATCACGCACAAGAGCGGGAATGTCGGCTTTCCCGGCTGCTTCGGCGGCGCGGTGGCGGCGTTCGCCCGCGACGAGCTCGTATGCCTCCTCGCCGGCAGCGCGGCCCGGCCACGGGCGAACGAGCACCGGCTGCAGTACATCGTGCTTGGCGATGCTGGCGGTCAGTTCGAGGTGCTCGGCCTCGGGGAAGCGCTTGCGCGGGTTTGTCGGCGATCGCAGGATGAGGGCGATCGGCAGCCGCGTCTGGACAGCAATAGTGTCTGGTGTCATGGCGATCGGATTAGTGGACGGGATGGGGGGCGTCAGCCGGCTCGGCGCCTAGGAAACTGAGAACGGTTTCCGCGAGCGCAGCCTTTCGCGCAGCGATACGTGCATCAAGCGCGGCGTGCGACGCGCGAAGCGCATCGAGGCAGGCCGGATCAGTCTTCGGAGTGTCGATCCATACCGCGACCCATTCGCCGGCGCCGAAGACGCTGTTGTAGGCCGCAAGTACGTCGGTGCGCGTCTGATTGACGAGCTTCATCGTGTGCGCGTCGGCTGGCTCGCTGGTGTCGTCGATACACATTGCGTAACGGCGGTTGGGCATGGTCCAGTCGTCGAACTTGATCAGCGCCACGCCCTCACCGGTCTCGCCGAGCGCGATGACGTGATAGAGGCGATCGGTGACGCGCGAGTCGTCGAATACGAAAATGGTTTTCACGATATTCATCCTTTGCGTTGACGCCGCGCACAGCGCGCAATAGCGCGTTGCTGGGCCTTCAGAAGTCGGTGGGCGTCGCGGAGTTCGAGATTGCGCTGATAGAGGTCCGTGAGGATCTGCCACAGGGTCGGTAACTGATTGGAGCGGCGGATCTTCATGGGTCGAAACGAATCCTTCAAAAAACGGGGCGCCTTACAGGCCGCCCGCCAAAGCACGCTGGTGACGGGGGTACCAGCGCGAGACCACCAAAAATCAGGTTTGGAGCTCGGCAAGCACGAGCAGCGCGCGGGTCTGCGCGGGGTCGAGCTCGACGGTGAGATCCTCGTGTTGAATCGAGACGCCGCCGGATGGCCACGCGAGCAGCTGCAGGCCTGCGACGAAGATCACGAAATCAGGCTTGCGGCCTTCGATGTCGACGCGCGGCGCATCTTCTGATTTCGCATCTGCAGGTGCCGTCGCCATGAGCTTTTCAGCCTTCGGCGCCTTCGGTACCAGCGGTGCCTTCGGTGCGGGCTCGGGTGATTCGAGCACTTCCTGCCCAGGGAGGGCATAGACGCTCCGGCCATGCTTGACGATCAGACCGTCGTTGATCGCCTTGGATATGAACGGATGAATTCCCTGGCCGCGCTTGCCCATGTGAAGGGCGGTCATAATCATTGAGCCAGTCGAAGGGCCATGCTCCCGCAGATACGCGATGACGCGTTCCGGCCATTTCAGCTTCTTTCCGGCTTGATCCGGTTCAACTGGCCTAAACACGGTCAGCTTCGAAGGATTCGCCCACGCGCTAGCAGACGCCGTGATACCTGCGACATCAGCATCAGTGACGATTGGTGCCTGCTCGGCCGAGGCGGATTCCGGCTCGTTAGCGGCGGAGACGCCCGGGAACATGTTCGGATGTGCGATGTTCTTCACAGTGCGCACTCCGCAGCTGCCAGACGGCGCATTGCAGCCTCGCGTTCCGCCTGGGTAAGCACCTGCACGGTACGAACAATGCGCGCGCCTGCGCGCTCGGGAATCACCTCGTAGACAGCACCAGTATCGGCGCGGGTTGCGGCGGCATCGTCGAATGCGGCGTGCGCATCCGTCGTGATCGCGGGCTGGAGGACGATCTGATCCTTCTGGAGATGGCCAACGCCACCGTGGTAGTAACGCATGTCACTGCCCCTTACGGAGCGCGCGCCGCGACTGCGCCTCCGAATGATCCCGATCATCGTTCGCGGGGGTGGACGAATTCATGTGCGCATCGAACTGCGCAGCTACGCGGCAAGACGCCCAGGCAGCGGCGCCGGCGACCAGGAACGAGAGGAACAGCCAGCTGGAGAAAGACATGGCTTACTCCTCATCCAGATCGTTAGCGGCGCGGCGCTTGTTATCGACGGGCGGCGGCGCGAGTTCGAGCTGCGGATAAGCCGATGTGGCGTGGCGCGACGGCGCACGGCGGAGCGCGCGAGGATTCGGATTCATCTGCGCGCGCACGGCCGCTTGCACGGCGGCGCGCAGAGCCGGATTCGAGAGCGCGGCATCGGGAGTGCCGGCGCCGAGCGTGAGACATGCTGGCGCGAGCAGCTCGTCGGGAAGGCGGACCGGTGTCGGACGCATATCAATCACCCTTCTTCGGCGAGGCGAGGAGCCGGCTGATATCGGAGTCCTCCAGCCAGTGCTGGAACACCATCATCACGGTGTTTTCGCTACCGCCGTTGTCTTTGCCATCCATGCTCTTCGACAAAACATGGCCTCGGCCTTCGGCACGGTTGTCGTGCTCAAGAGCTGTCAGCGGAATGTCGTCGAATTTCTTGCGATCAGCGATCAATACAAAAATGATCTTTGAGTCGCCATGGACATGAACCGAGTCTCTGTTGGTCATGGCGGCCTCAGATGCAGCGCGTGAGACCGCAGGTGATATCGCCATTTGCCAGACGGTCCTGATACTGCTGATAGCCCGTGTACAGCAGGTACACGAACAGCACACCGCAGACGGCGAGCAGGTTGCGCGTGAAGCGGAAGAACGTCATTGCGACGCGCGTGGCGCGCTTCGGCGCCTTCGCGGTCTTTTGCTTTTCGATCGACATCACAGTCCCCTGGTCAGTGTTTGCGCGGCGTAACGCACTTGCCGGCGGAATAGGCTGCGATGACGTCGATGCGGGAACCGCGAGTCGTTGCCACCGCGCGGAGATCGAGCACTTCAATCGACCTCGTCGTCGCAACAACGAAACGGACATGACCATCAAGGGAGTGGCGTGCTGCTTTGCGGCTGGCCTTTCTCGCGTTCATGTCGTGCTCCGAATCGGGCTGCGATGGAGCAATAATACGAATGTATTTGGAAAGCGTCAATACGTTTGTATTTGACACGTGTAGATTTTTTCGATGAAAAATACCGTTCTAATAGGGATGTAGTTGGGCGGCGTAGGAGAACGCCGCCAATGACCGTCATCGTCGAGCGCGTCGATTCAGTTCGCGTGCGTCCTCTGTGAGGTCGAGAAGGGTGTCCAAAAATCCTTCCTGCCAGTCGTCACCCATGTTCTGAAAGTGGCGTTGTCCGTCGCCGGATAGCATAAGGACAAGGCTGCTTGCTCCGCGTAGCTTGCGTGCGATGCGATCGCGAATCCCCGATTCGGTTTCTGACGGGCGTTGGTCTTCTGGCGCTTCCATTACAAATCTCCGTTCAGTGTGAGTTCTGACGGTCGGCGCCCCGGCCATGGCGCGCACTTGTCACGACCGCCAAGAAGGAAGATGCCGCAAGTCGTTAAATCCCATACTGAACGTACACTTTCACTGCTGATCAGGCGGTCTGGCTTCGTTAGGCTCGGAGCCCAAACTCGTCAGCCGAAAACGCTCTTTCAAGATGGCGATGAGCTGCCCATTCATCGATCGTTCGTTGTTGCGTGCGTCCGCCGCAAGGGCGTCACGGATCTCAACAGGTAACCGCACCTGCATCTTCACTTCTTGCCTCATTTTCACCTCCATACCGCTTTCACAATTCGAGCAAATGAAGCATAAGATGCCTTCAATTTAAAGGCAACACTGGCGTAGTGGCAGAATAGTGGCACGCTCGGTAGAATCCGCTGCATGGCCACCCAAGACGATTTTGTGAAGACGGCGCTGCGCCTGCCGCGCGAACTGCACGCCGAAATTCAGGCTGCAGCGCTGGCGGCTGGACGTTCTATGAATGCCGAGATCATCGGACGGCTTCAGACGAAGGACGATGCCGCTAGCTTATTGCTGGAGCGCCTAAGGACTAGCGAAGACGAGCTGCTGAAAACGACAAAAAAACAGATCGAGGTCTTGTGGGGTGTAATCGATCGAACCGGCAGAGTGCTCGATCAGATGGACGTCGCTCTAGCCCGAGCCGAAACATCCGCCGAGAGTGAGGCGCTTCAACAGAACATCGTGTTCTTGCGGGAATTGATCGAGACGATCAAGGCTCATCGCTAGAACGCGGCAGCCGCCCATGCACTTTGACGAATTCGGAGATTCGGATCTTCCGGCGGGGAACGAAGCCGGAGACGTAGTACATCGACTCCAGTTCCGATTCGGCAAGCGTGACAATTAATTGTTCGTTCCACGCGCCAAGGCGGACGCCATTGCGGCGCGAAAGTAAGCGATAGAGCCCAAGCTCACCGGTCGTCCGTTTTACAAGGACGTCGTCTTCGATATCGGGATCGACGCTGGGCTCCACGATCGCAAAATCACCACGCATAAAGCGAGGCGCCATTCTGTCGTCCGGAACCGGAAACAGAAATTCATTTCCATTTGCCGGATCGATCTCATAGGCGTGCTCGCCGTCGACGCTGGGATCCCCCAACCGGCTGACCACATACCGTCGCGTCGCCTGGATATCTTGGAAGCGCTCAACGCGCTCAATTGTCCCGTCGAAGTTGGTCGTATAAATCTTGGGCGGCTTTAGTCCCATCAGCTCTTCGACGGTCGAATCTAGAGCAGCTGCGATCTTCGGCAAGAGGGTGGAGCTCTTGTTCCGCCCGCTTTCCAAATGGCCGATCGTCCCCTGGCTTACGCCGGAGTGCTTCGCGAGCTCTTCCTGTGACCAGCCTTTGCCGATCCGAAGGGCAGTGATGTTCTTCCCGATATTACTCATGTATTAGATTGTGCAGGAAAAGCCAACTACGTCGGTATTGACATTGCAAATACGTTTGTATTAGTCTGTGCGCATGGACGCTATCGACGTAATACGCGAACTCCGCAAGCGCGGTCTCTCGCAACAGACCATCGCCGCGCGCACTGGACTTTCCCAAGGCGCGATAAGCCACATCGAGACTGGTCGGCGAAAGAACGTGTTCGCGACGACCAGGGACAAGCTCGTCGACCTCTACAAAGAGGTGTGCGAGGAGAGTGCATCTGCGCCTGCCGAACAGGAGACAACCTGATGCAACTTCCGACAACGTGGCCCGGCGAACAGATCGTGGCTGTGCCGGTGCCCAAGCGAGCGCCGCTTCTGCATACCGTCATCGACCAGTTGCTCGACGCCATCGAACAGCGCCCCGAGCTGACGGACGCCGTCATGTACTTCGTGTTCGACGACGAAAACGAGGTGCGGGCGGGCCTGTGCGATGTGCGCGTTCGAGAAGGTCGGCACACGCGCCACGCTGATGGGTCGGTCGGCTTTGGTTTCGGTGTCGAACTGCGCGCTAGCGAGCGGCTGATCCAGTTCGCGTCCGCGATCGCACAGGGTTTTGTTCCACACATGCCGCTCGCTGGCGGCGCGCTGACGAGAGGTGCTTGAGATGGCAACCGAAATTGGAAGCACCTTGATCGATCTACCGGGTAGTGCCGACAAGGTGCACACCGCTGTGCAGGCCAGCACGGCCCGCGCGGACATCTTGGAGGTTATTGCGCAGCGGGAGGCAGAGACTCGTGCCATCTCGAGATCATCTGCACCGCCGCGTCGAAGGCTACGAGATATGCCTCCGTGGGCATTGTTGAGTAGAGCGCTTTCACGCTTGAGATGTCGAGGCTCGCGGTGATCGCATCGAGTACGCGACTCGGCTCGGGGCTGTTGATGATCGCTCGCTTGAGTGCGATCGACAGGACATCGCTGCGAGCTCGAAGCATGTCGAGTTCGGCATACACGTTTTTGAATTCTGCTTTCAGTTCTTCTTCTGTCATGAGGGTTCCTTTTCGTAAAGAAACGGTTGGTGTGGGAGCCACCGATTCTAAACGGGTTGTGAACCCTCACCAGTAATACGCGCGCTGCGGCGCGTGAGTTGTTTGGGGTTTGCATGTTTTCCATGCAAAAAATTTTCCGTTCCGGGCGACAGGTGTCGCAACAGGTGTATCGATGACATTTCTCTATCACGCTGACCCTCCGCGCCGCGCGCCGGACAACGGCGGCGCGCATCCAGAAAGCGATTCGCGTCCGCCCGGCAAACGTGTCCTTCCCTCTGCAGAGATCGACGCCTGCAAGACCTATCGCGAAGCCTGTGTGCTCGCCTGGAAGAACAGGCGCTATCCGGACATGAGCGAAACGTATCTCGCGATGCGCGCCGGCCTGATCCAGCAGCACGTGTCCGACTACTTCCATCCCGACGAGCGCGATCAGAGCGGCCGCAAGCGTCGCGAGCTGCCGGCGAAGAAGGTGGGCGCGGTGCAGGACGAACTGGGCAACACGGCGATCGCGCAGTGGCTGGCGCGCGATTGGACGTTGCGCCTCGTCGAGGAATTCTTCGCGATGGAGAAGATCCGGTGACAGAGAGCGAGGCTGTACGGCGCGCGACCAAGGCATTGATCGAGGCGCGCGACCGGGTGGGGGATGACAAACAAGCTGTACGGACCGAACTGCTGGAAATGATGGACGAAGATCCGCTGCTGCATGAGGCGATGGCGACATATGCCCTGCAGGTGTTGGCGGACCAGCAAAGCACCCGTCACTGAAGGATCCGCCATGTCACTGACCGACATCCTGAACGCGCTGATACGCGCGTTTGTCATTGCGCTGCTGTTCTGCGCTTTCTTTCCTCCGCGCGCCCGTCTGTGGGTGCGTTTTACGTTCAGCTTCGGCGGCGCGTTTTTTGGCGCGCTGGCAGTCCTTTTCTGGGGCCACCCGTGAACGTCAAGAAAGGCGATCGCGCGCGGATCGTGCGCACCAACACCCCCAACGATGGCGCCATCGTCGACGTGATCGACTTCGACGAGCACTGGTCTGCCATGGCGAAGAAGCCTATCTGGGTCGTGAAGGCCGCGAAGCTGCTCGGCTTCAAGGGCGTCGTTCCCTACACGGTGATCGACGAAGGCGTCGTTCCCGATGCCAATCTGCGCCGGATCCGCGACGACGACCCGGCCATCGACAAACGCGAACGCGTCGATCTCGACGAGCCTGAATCGCTGGGCGACGCCGTGCGCAAAGCCACGGAGACCCTATGTCCCACCACCTGACCAATCACGCCTGGGAGATCGAGCTGCGCGGCCTGCAGAAGCTCGTGTTGCTGGCGCTATCGCATCTTGCAGTCCAGTCGAGCGGCACGTGTCACCCGACCGTGCGCCGTCTCGCATTCATGTGTGGCGTTTCGGATAGCTGCGTACGCGACCAGTTGGACCGCCTCGATGAAGAGGGTTATGTGGAACGCCTCGCGGACCCGGACGGCAAGACGGTCGGATACCGCGTGCTCGTTCTGCCGCCGCCGGGTGACGCATGACGCGCGCGCAGCCGAGCTTGCCACCCTTGATCTCATCGCAGCGATATCTGGACGAAAGGAAGGTCGCCGATAAGGCCGCGCGCTTTCGTGTGTTCGTCGTGCGCGTCGCAGGCGTAACCCTGCGCGGGAAGCCATACCGCGTGCTGACGGACGGACATCACAATCTCGCCGCTGCGCGTCGCGCAGGCGTTGAGCCGACGTGGCGCGGTCCGAGCGAGAAGTGGATGCGGATCCAGTCGAAGATCCCAGCCGGCCGATTCGAAGCGTTTCTGATCAACAACCTCACCGACGCCGACTGGTACTTCGTCGATACCGGCGAAGTCGTGCTCGATCTGCTGCATCCGGAGATAGCCCAATCATGAGCACCAACGCAGTCACATGGGCACGCGCGCAGCTCGTCGGCGACAGCACTGCGAAGGCCGTGCTGAAGGAGTACGCGCACTGGGCCAGCGAAGACTATTCGACGTGGGTCAGCAATCCCACGCTGAAGGAAGCGCTGGAGATGGACATTAAGACGATCCGGGCGGCGCGTGATCGCCTTCTCGACCAGGGTTTCCTGATCGAGACGAAGAAACGCACGGGCGGCACGGGCAACATCGTCGTCTATCAGATGCTGGCGCCCGAGGGCTCGTCGATGGTGCAGGCGCTCGATCGCCGCACTGGCGAACCGATCTCGCTCAGCCCGCCGTCTCTGGCCGAATACAAGTCCAAGCAGGACCAAAAACGGAGCCCCTCCAAATCTGGACCCCTTAAGGGGAACCAAAAACGGAGCCCCTCCAAAAACGGAGCCCCTCCGGATTCGGATCAAAGGGGTACCAAATCCGGATCTCAAGGGGTACCAGATTTCCCTCAAGGGGTACCAAATCTGGACCCCGATTTTAATGATTTAGGTTCTGAGTTTAGTGAGTTGGGTGAGACGCGCGCGAACGACGCCGACAAAACCGACAAAACCTCACCCACACCCGACGACGAAAACCAGAACCCCGGAACCCCGGTGACTGCGTTCGATCGCTTCTGGACTGCATGGCCGTCGGCCAGCGGCCGCAAGCAGGCGATGTCGGTCTGCCAGTCGCACTGGGCGGCGAACGGGCTGGATGCCGATGCCGAGCTGATCATCGCGCACGTCGAGGCGATGAAGCGCACGCAGCATTGGAAGACGGGCGGCGATCCGACGCCGATCCGCTACCTCGAGCAAAAGCGCTGGCGCGACGGCGCACCCGAAGACACCCCAGCTGGGGACGATGACGACACGAACTGGTTCGAGTCCGCATCCGGGATCGAGCGGCAGGGCGAGCGTAAGGGGTTGACGAAGAAGCCCACCGAGCCCATGCCCGATTACCTCGTTCGCGTTGCGGCGGCGAGCGGCCGCGGCCCATGGATCGATCACGTGCTGCGCGATGCGAAGCGCGGCAACTCCGAGCGCTACCAGCGCATCGTCGCGTTCTTCGCCGAGAACGATCTGCTGTCAGCGGAGTACTTCGCGTGAAAACGACCATCCTCGCCAACGGCACGCTAAGCATTACACCCGAGACCGATATCGAGGCGTACGCATTGTCACGCTGGAGCAGCGAAAACATCACCGCCGATTGGTACGACGCGAGGCTCCCCCAGCTAAAGATCGTCCTCGACCTGTCTGCATACGCGGATCAAATGGCGGCCGGGATGTTCGTCACGCTAGAGCAGTCAGGGATATTCCAAAAATGAGCAAGGGCACCATCCGCCTCCCAGAGAGCGCGATCGCCGACGGCCGTGTCGGTACCGCTCGGATCCGCGAGGAGATCGCTGGCGCGGCGGCGCGCTTGGCATCCACTGAGCCGACACCCATGGATGCCGTGATGCGTTCACTCGCCGGGGCAATGGCGCTACCGGCCGATCTCATTACAGCCGACTGGCGGCGCGCGGAGTACTCCCCGATCGAGCGCATGCAGCAGCTTGGCCGAGGCAAGCGAGGCAAGCAGAACAAGACCGAGACCGCGTACGAGACCGAAGTGCTCAAGCCGCAGCTGCACATCGGCGAGATCCTCTGGTACCGCTTCGAGGCAATCAAGCTGCGCCTCGCGGACAACACGTTCATCACCATCGATTTCCCCGTCATCACCGCCGCTGGCCAGCTCGAATTCCGAGAGGTGAAAGGCCGCTGGACCGATGACGCGCGCGCGAAGACGAAGGTCGCGGCCGCGCAATACCCATTCCGATTTCTCGCCATTCAACGTGACGGCCGCCATGGCTGGCGCGTCGAAGATCTCACCAGCCGCAACTGGTGATCAATTCAACCTTGGAGCATTACATGTCGATCGCCGAACACCTCAACGACGAAGAGCAAGCGGTTCCTAGCGTACGTGCCAAATTCACGGTCACGCGCATCAGCCAGACACCCCATTGGGACAAACAGAAAGGCCCGATCTGCGAGATCGAGCTGCGCCCGGTGTCGTCGGGTTCGCCGGAAAACGAGAAGTTCTACGCTTCGACGCCGTGCGGCGACGTGAAGCTCGGCACCATCAATGCCGAAGCCGCCAAGCTGTTCGAGCTGGGCAAGGAGTACTACCTGGACTTCACGCCGGCCAACGCCTGACGGGATCTCGAAGCATGCGCATGACGTTCATCATCCCGCCGCGCTTCACGGTCTACGGCATTCCCCAGCGCGAGCGGCCGCCTTGCGTGCTTGAGCTGGAGGTTGTTGAGCTCGTGCGCATGCACGTCAATCCGGGCTGGAAGTTTCGCAATATACGGCGGCGCGGTGTCCGCACTGCCTACGTCGCTTACGTGCGTCTGCCTGGTTGGATCTCGGCGCCGGACGACTGGGATCGGCTCGCAACAGGCGAAGTACTTCTCACGGTGCCGCTGCACTTCAATCAGAAAGCGCCGTTCCCGCAGTTCCCCGAGGGCACCGATCGCATTCGCGTCGACAACGTCCTGCAGCTGCGAGGCGAACCGGCATGAAGCGCACGGGCTTCAAACGCAAGCCGCATTCGCCATTCAGCAGCCTGACACCGCGCAAGCAGTGGCTGCGCAACGGCGAGATCAAGCGCCGCACCCGAAAGAAGCGTGCATGGCACGACGCGAAGATGCGCAACGCGTGCCGGGATCAGATCTGTTACCTGCGTGTGCCACTCATTTGTCCGCTTCGCGACCCCGAAGAGACGATCGTCCCCGCACACAGCAACGAGAGCGCACACGGGAAGGGCGGCGCGCGGAAAGCCGATGACAAATACACGGTGCCTGCGTGCTTCTGGTGTCACGCATGGCTTGACCAGGGCGATGCACCGCGCCCGCTCAAGTTTTCGACGTGGCGGCGCGGTTACAGCGAATGGTCGCTCGTACGCGACGGCGTCGTTGATGAATCAGTGGAGGAGATCGATGGGTAACCCACAACAACCGGCGGCGCGCATGCCGGATTGGAGCGCGGAAGAGGACGCGATTCTCACCCAGCGCTGGAACGAAGGCTGGACCGCGAAGCAGATCCTGCGCGAATTGCCGCTGCGGACCGAGCCGGCGCTGCGCAAGCGGCGCGACGTCCTTCAGCTGCCAGTGCGACGCCTATTCGGCTCGGGCATCGTTATCCGAGCCACGGAAAAAGCCATATGGGCGGCTCTGAGGGGCAAACAATCCACGCGCGATGAATTGGCGGCGCGTGCTGGCGTGTGTTCCCAATCCATCTCCAATTTCATCAAGGAGAACCGGTCGCAGATCCACGTGAGCAAATGGAAGCGATCGCCATCGGGCAAATACGTCGAGGTGTTCAAGGCAGGTAAAGGCGACGACGCACCGAAGCCGCCACCGAAGCCGCGGGCTCAGACCTATGCGGACTGGTGGCAACGCCTTAAACGCGAGCGCCCAGATGTCGCCGGTCACCGAATCGCGCGTGACAACCATCGTCGCGACATGCGGGCGGGCAAATTGATTCGCCGGGATCCGGCGGCCGAAGCTGTGTTTGGGCCAGCCTCGCACATCGCATGACGGACGAGCTCGAGCAATGGCAATTCGACGATCCTGCCGACGTGCTCGAGCAAAAGCGGGGAGAGCGGTGCGTCGGATGCATCCACGCTGTGCTGCGCAAGGATGCGTTCGATGCCCCAAAGAGAGTTTGTAGAAAGGGCCGGAAATACGGCAAGCGATGCGCGCAATACAAGGAAACCACAAATGACTGAAACGATCGAAAAGCTGTTCCGCACGCCGCAGGAAGCGCTCATCTTCGCATTCAACTATTCGATGCAGCAGCAGGATCGTCCCTTGATGGATCGTCTTGCGTCGCCGGCGGCGCGAACTGGAAAAGGCCTGTCGGGAAACGACGGCGCTGCACAGGCCGGAATGATCCGCCGGGAGATGGAGGAACTCAGCGAGCTGCAGCGCGCGGCGCTGATCGCGCGCTACGCTCCTCGATCGATGCCATGCAGTTGCCGTCGCCCATGCTGCTCCGGCTACCAGATCAACCAAGAATGGGATGCCGCGATCCGTGTGCTTGAGCAGGGGGCATTAACGATGCTGGCAGGGCGCGTTTCGCAATACCGCATGCGCCGGAAACTGGTCGAGCAGATATTCGGTGTCAAAGTCGTGCTTAAAGATCTAGCCGAGCAATGCGGAGTACATCAGAACACTGCGACCGAGCATCGAAAGATCATCCGCTTATGGATCTGCGGGCAGAAGGCTCAGCATGCCAAGGGCGGCCGAGAAGCGGTATCGGCTGTCGACGGGATCGAATCGTCAGCACGCAAAAAAATCGACAACCTCTTGTCATGCTTGGATTTTGTGGGTGCATAGACGGTGCGCGGCGATGCCGAGTGCTACTATGCACGCCATCGTCATCAGCTGATACGCCGTTATGAATCTCCCCCCAGACAATCAACAGCCTTTCATAAACGATTTGATTCCTGAGGCTCGGGATCTCTTCAGCGCGAGGCTGCGCGCGACGGCGGAAACGCTGATGGAGGGCGTGATCAACTGGGGCTTCGAAGTCATCAAACACCTTGCGATTTTCAACGGTGCCGGCCTCGCAGGTGCGACAGCTATCGCACAAGCCGCTGGCACAGACTTGATTGCGCATGGTCTTGCCTTGAAGGCAGCGCACTTCTTTGTGTTTGGGTTGATGATCGCACTAGTTGCGATGATCTCCGTCTATTTCACGGGCATCAGATATCTGCGCTATTTCATGGTGCGTTCGACCCATATCCTGCTCAACAAAGCGAGGCTCGACGCGGCCAACCCCGGTAGATGGTTCTGGATTGCAGTAGGCGTCAATTGGACGCTCGCTGGCATCTCGATCATTCTCTTTTTTGTCGGCGCTTTCTGCATCATGAGGATCGCCTGATCACACAAACCGCTTGACGACTGTGATTTTCCATCACAGAATGGGCGCCATTCTGACACTGTGAATAAGTGCGACCAAGAAGCCCCGCCAAGAAATTGAGCGGGGCTTTTTGCTTTCACGGCTGCCCTTCGTCGAGGTTAGCCGTGAAGGCGAAGCAACCGGTCGCGCGCGTCGATTGACGGCCACAGCGCCATGCGGACTGCGCGCATTAGCCTTCACCGTGTCTCCTCCATGCCATGAAAATGGCGGGATTTGCCCCGCTGGTCAGTCGGGGCGTTTTTATTCGAGCGCTCGATGATCGAGATCTCCGTCAAAGCCAACGTTGATCAGATCGAGCGCAGCCTCAACACTTTCGTTCGCGATCAGATTCCGTTCGCCACTGCGAGCGCTATTAACTCGATCGCACGCCTCGTGCAGCAGGGCGAGGTTGAGAACATGAGGCAGACGTTTCGCAACCCGTCACCATTCACCCTGCGATCGATCAGGATGACGGCAGCGCGCAAGAGCGCGCCTGAGGCGACGGTATTCGTGATGGACAAGGCCGCCCAATATCTCATCCCATACGAGTATGGCGGTGTGCACCAGTTGCCCGGGCCTGCGCTCTTCAACCCGAAAGACATTCAGCTGAATGGGTATGGGCAACTGCCACGCGGCATCATGGCGCGCTTGCGGGGACGCAGCGACATCTATATCGGCGTCATCAACACGAAGACAGGCCCGATCAATGGCGTCTGGCAACGGCTTGAGATATCGCGCAGCGGCAAGACGCTTCGCAAGCGCGCTGGCCGTGGTGGCATGTACGACAAGCAGCTCGGCGCGTTGAAGCTGCTCATTCGATTCGGTGATGCGATGCCTGTCACGCAGCATCTGGACTACGTGAAGCGGGCGCAGGACATCGTTAACCGGAACTTCACGCGGGAGTTCGGGCAGGCCTTGGGCAGGGCGCTCGCGACCGCCAACCAATAGGGGTGGTCTATCGATCGGGGCCATCGATCGGGCGGGTCCTTCCCCGGGACCCCCCAATACGCGAGCATTGCGCGCCCCGATCTCAGCGTTCCTCTGAGTAAAAAAAACTCGTTACACGTTACACGTTCATGGCGTCTGATTCGGCTGCACCCCTTGATACATCTGGGAAGCCGAAGGGAAAGTCACGTCCGCGAAACGTTACACGTAGTGACGAGCGCGTTACACCCGAAGCGTTACACACCGGCACCGATGGACTGATCGGCAAGGCAGCGCTTTGCGAGGCGCTGGGTTGGTCGCGCCCGACGCTCGATCGTCGACTCGATCGCGACGCATCGTTCCCGGTGTCGAAGCGCGGCACACGTGCTGGTGGCTGGGAGTTCGATCTCGCTGCGGTGCGCGCCTATCTGAACGGCGACGCGCCACGGCCGGCAGTGCGCGCTGCGAAGGTCGAGCAGCTCTCGGTGCCGAAGTCGACGAAAGGCGCGCCGATTGCCGATGAGCCGCTCCCGGAGGAGTACTCCGGAGCGAAGTACTCGGTCGTGCCGCCGGCGGGCACGGAGCCTGTCGTGCACACGGGCGAACAGACAGCCAGGCAGCGGCGCGACGCCGTGCAGGCTGAGATCCTTGAAGACAAGCTGAGGCGCGATCGCGGGGAGCTCGTTGTCGCCGAGCAGATGCGGCATGTGCTCACGACGATGCTGGCGAAGCTCGGACAAGGCATGGACCGTCTTCCTGACCAGCTGGTGGAGCGCCTCGGTCTGCCTGAGGCCGCCGGTGACACGATTCGCGTGGTGATCGACGATCTGCGCCGGCAGATGGTCGACGAGACGCGCGGGCTGCTGAGCTGATCATGTTTGAGACTGCATACGCAGATTCCTACCAGATTGCTCGCGAAGCTCTGAGCGTATTGTTGCCGCCAGAGCGGCTGACGGTCGCCGAGTACGCCGTGCAGCACCGCCATCTATCCAACCAGGGTGGCGGCTATGTCGGCCGCTGGCATCACGAGAAGGCGCCGTATCTGGTCGCGCCGATGGAGGTACTCAATAGCCTGGACTATTTGACGACGTGCGTCGTCGGGCCCGGCCAGTCCGGCAAGACGGAAATCGGACAGAACTGGTTGCTCAAGTCGGTCGCGAACGATCCGGCCGACATGCTCTGGTACATGCAGACCGATCCGGGGCTAGAGGCGTTCGTGAAGGGGCGTATCAATCCCCAGATCGACGGGCACCCTGAAATGGCAACGCGTCTGGGAACGCGCCCCGTCGATGACTCGCTGCACTTCAAGCGATTTAGCGGGATGCACGTCGAGTTCCTTTCGGCCGCGCACAACAATCTGATCAACAAGTCGGCACCGCGGATCATCGCTGACGAGATCGACGCATACCCGAAGGACCTCGGCGATATCAAGGCGCTGCTCGACGTGCGGCGCCAGACGTTCGGCCGGTATTCGATGCTGCTGGCGATGAGCCACCCTGACATGGCGCGCGGGCTGGTGCCCGAGCGCGATTGGACCGCCGGCGTGATGGCCATCTACTCGGACAGCGACCGCCGTGTCTGGTATTGGCCTTGTCCGCATTGCGGCGCGTGGTCGAGCCCGGCGCCTACATCTAATCGGTACATGTCGCTCGAGTATCCGGAAGACGGAACGCTGGACGACGTCGAGCGCGAAGCGCGACTGATCTGCCCGGTCAACGGATGCAAGATCGAAGACGAGCACCGGCGGGCGATGAACCTTGCGGCCTTCCGGTCTCCGTTCGGCGGCTGGATTGGCGATGGTCAGGAGATCTCGCAGGACGGACGCGTTAGCGGCGAGCTCATCGCGCGCAAGACAGCCGGCTTCTGGATCGTTGGTGTCATGTCGCCTTTCATCCTCGGCGGCATCGGGGCGCTCGCACGCGCAAAGGCGAAGGCCGAGCGCGAAGCCGAAGTGACCGGTGATGACAAGACGGTCAGACAGGTTGTCGTGAAGCAGTACGGCTTTCCGTACGCCACGAAACCTGGCGCCGGCTCGATCGACGCGAACGATCTGGCCGATCGCGCCGAGCGTGATCTTCAGGTCGGATTTGTTCCGGAGGGAGGGAGGTTCATCACCATCTCAGTCGACTGTCAGATCGCGAACTGGGAATACCTCGTGCGGGTTTGGGGCGAGCGCGGTGAGAGCTGGGTGATCGAGAAAGGACGCATTCCCGGCGATCCGGCGACCTCTGAGGAAGATTGGGATCAGGTGCTGGCGCTGTTCCGGCGCACATGGCCGCTCGCCGACGGATCTGGTCGGCGCATGCGAGTGCGCGGTGCTGGATATGACTCGCACGGTCAGCCAGGCGTGACGCAACAGGCTTACGAGGCATGGACGCGCTGGCGGCGTGGCCGTCACATCAAATACTTCGGCAAGCTGAATGGCCGGGACGTCTTCGACATTATTCCGCTTCGCGGCGGCAAGCCTGAGTCCGCGCGACTGGCGGTGACGTATCCGGACACCACGCGGAAGTCGAACGTTGTAGCGGCGGCAGGGCAGGTGCCTGTCGCCACGTTCAATCCGAACCAGTTCAAAGACGATCTCTCCGGCCAGCTGCTCGTCGCGGAGGGCGGACCGAAGTTCGTTCACGTGCCATACGCGTTTCGGTCAAAGCAGGCACCTCACGTCTGGTTCGAGCAACTCACCTCAGAACAGCGTCTCAAGAACGGTCGCTGGGAAAAGATCATCGATTCGGCACGGAACGAAGCTCTTGACCTGATGGTGATGTCGCATGTCGTTTCCCATCTTCACGGGCTGCGAGGGATCAACTGGGAGCGCCCGCCTGAGTGGGCGCGCCCGTGGGACACGAATCCGCTGGTGTTCATGCCGGAAGACTCGCCGGCGCCTGACGCTGCGCCGACAGAATCACCTCCCGGCGTGATCGTTCAGACCGTCGAACCTGAAACAAAGGATGCTCCGCGCAAGTCGCTCGCGAGCCGCCTCGCATAGGACACGCCATGAATCGTTGGAACCCGGGCACGAGCATCTTCGCAGGCATGAGCACTGAGCAGCTGCAGACGGCTCTCGCGAATGCGCAGCAGGCGTATCTCGATCTTTCGACCGGTACGAAGGGCGTTGACTTCAGTTATAGCCAGGCTGGCGGGACGAAGCATGTCCGCTACACCGAGACCGATCTGCCGAAGATCGTTGCTCTAATCAAGGAGCTGCAGGCGCAGCTCTGCATCGTGCCCGCACCGCGGCGCGCAATGCGTTTTGTGATCCGATAAATGAGCGAAGGCCCACAGATTCTCGGACCCAATGGGGTCCCGCTGCCATCGCGCCAGAGCCGCCCGTCCATGCTCGCCGGTGGTTGGGATGTCACGCCGTACGACGCAGCCGACATCTATAGCGACAAGATGTCCGGCTGGCGGCCGTTCCTTTGGTCGCCGGACAGCGAACTCAACATCTATCGCGATCGCATCGTTTCGCGTATCCGCGATCTGGTGCGAAACGACGGATGGGCATCAGGCGCTGTTACGCGTCTGTGTGACAACGTCGTCGGCGCGAATTTCCGGCCGATCTGCAAGCCGAATTTCAAGCTGCTCGCGCTTCGAACGGGAAATAAGGCCTTCGATCACGAGTGGGCCGAAGAATTCGGTCGCGCGATCGATGCATATTTCGCCGAGTGGGCCGACGATCCCGCGTTCTATTGCGACGTGCACCGCAAACAGACCTTCGGTCAGATGATGCGGCTCGGATTCCGCCATAACGTCATCGATGGCGATGCGCTGGCGATATCGCACTGGCTTCCCGAACGGGTTGGTTACGGCCGCGCCAACTTCGCGACGGCGGTTCAGCTCGTCGATCCGGATCGACTGTCGAACCCTCAACAGCAGTTCGACAACAAATGGATGCGCGGCGGCGTGAAGATCGATGCATTCGGTGCGCCGACCGGCTACTTCATCCGCCGCGCGCATCTGGGCGACTGGTTCAACGCTGAAAAGGCATGGCAGTGGGACGAATTGCCACGCGAGACCAGCTGGGGCCGGTCGGTAACGGTCCACTACTACGACCACGATCGAGCGAACCAGCACCGCGGCGGCGCGGGCATGTTCGCGCCCGTCGTGCAGCGCCTGCGGATGCTGATCAAGTACGACAGCACCGAGCTCGACGCCGCGATCATCAATGCGATCTTCGGCGCGTATGTCGAGAGTCCGTTTGATCCGCAGATGGTCGAAATGGCGCTCTCAGATGGCGAGCATCTGCCGCGCTACCAGCAGGAACGCTCCGAATTCCATAAGGAGCGGAAGACGGCCCTCGGCGAGGCCCGGCTCCCGATCCTGTTCCCGGGCGAGAAGATCAATGTAGTCAACGCGGCTCGCCCGAGCGGAAATTTCGAAGGATTCGAATCTGCGGTGCTGCGCAACGTTGCATCCGCAACCGGTATGTCAGCGCAGCAGATCTCGCAAAACTGGTCGGACGTCAACTACAGCTCGGCGCGCGGCGCACTGATGGAAGCATGGAAGACCTTCGATCGGAGGCGCTGGGACTTTGGCGTCGGCTTCGGTCAGCCGCTCTACACGAACGTCGTCGAAGAGATCTACGACACGTGCAAGCTGCCGATGCCCGAGGGCGTGGAAAAACCGGACTTCGTCAAATATCGCGGCGCATTTTCGCGCGCTCGCTGGGTTGGCCCTGGACGCGGATGGATTGATCCTGTGAAGGAGCCGCAGGGTTCAGTGCTCAAGATGGATTCCGCGCTCTCGACGCTTGACGAAGAGACCGATGCAAACGAGGGCGGCGACTGGCGCGAGAAGGTCGAGCAGCGCGCGCTCGAAATCAAGCGCTTCCGCGAGCTTGGCATCCCGTTGCCCAGCTGGGCATCCGGCATGCCAGCAAACGAAGCAATGAAAGAGGAGCAGCCGCAATGAGAAATCTTCCGCACATCGCGGCGCGGGTCTTCAACACGCCGTTGCTGCTGGATCCGCTGAAGGCCGAAGTGATCCTGTCGGCTGTTGGCGATCGCCTGGGTGTGAGTAGCTTTACGGACTCAAACGGCATGCTTGTGCCCGTTCGCGGACCCATGATGGCGATCGAGGATGAGGGCTATCTCCACGCCGATCGGGACTCTGACGGCGGCTATGACGTGCTCAAGGGCATCGCGAAGATCGATGTGCATGGCACGCTCGTGCAGAAGAGCGGATACCTGCGCCCCTGCAGCGGCATGACTGGTTACGACGGCGTCCGCCAGAACTACCTCGAGGCGCTCGACGACTCGGACGTTAAGGCGATCGCAATCGACGTGAACTCGCCGGGCGGTGAAGTGCCGGGCTGTTTTGATCTGGTCGACCTGATCTACGAAACACGTGGCGAGAAGCCAGTCTGGGCGATATGCAATGAATACGCCTACTCGGCGGCTTACGCGATCGCATCCGCATGCGACTACATCACGGTGCCACGCACGGGCGGTGTCGGTTCAGTCGGCGCGGTCTGGATACACATGGACTTTTCGCAGGCGATCAGCGACGCCGGTGTGAAGGTGACCATGGTCAAGTACGGTGACCGGAAGATGGAAGGCAACCCGTACGAAGCAATGTCGAAGCCGGCGCTCGAGCGTTTCCAGAAGTCAATCGACATGGTCGGCGAGCTGTTTGTCGACACCGTCGCGCGCAATCGCCGCATCAGCACAAAGAAAGTGCGCGACACCGAAGCAGGTTGTTTCCTCGCGGCCGAAGGCGTCGAGCTGGGCCTCGCGGATTCTGTAATGGCGCCCGACGCCGCCTTCCGTGCGCTCTTGAAAAAGATCGCCTAACTACCCGAGGAATCAAATGAAGCTGACGACAATCGCCGGCGCGATCCCGTTCGCGCATCTGTTGGGCCGCGATCGGCCCGTGAACGTTACCGCCAATGTGCGCGCCGACGATGACGGCGACGGCAACGACGACGCCATGAAGGGTCGCAAGAGCAAGGCGAAGGGGTCGCGCGCCGATGACGATACGCGCGAGGACGGTGACGGCAACGAAACCGATCGCAAGGGCAAGTCGAAGTCGGCGCGCGCCGAAGATGACGAGGAGCGCGAAGACGAGGACGAAGAAGACGAGCGTCCGGACGGCCGCAAGTCGAAAAAGGCCAAGGCGCGCGCTGAAGATCGTGAAGAGCGCGATGAAGAGGATGGCGATCGCGAATCGAAGGCGATGGCGCGCGGCGCATCGCGCGAACGCGCCCGGTGCAAGGCAATCTTCGCGAGCGAAGGTGCCGGCGTGCGTCCCGATATGGCCGCCCACTTCGCGTTCAACACGAGCATGTCGGCGGATGACGCGGTCGCCACGCTGAATGCGTTCGCCGCTGGCGCGCCGAAGGCAGAGAGCCGTCAAACGCTTTCGACGCGCATGCAAGACGTGGTTACGCCGAATCCGGGCCCGGCAGATCTGCCGCCCCCCGACATGTCCACCGCGCAGGGCACGGCAGCTGCGATGGTTGGTGTGTACAACGGCGTTCTCGGTCGCGGCGGCCAGTAACGCGGCAAGGCACTCTTCCTTTTCCGGATACCCTGGAGATTCACGATGAACATGTTGAAACTGCTGATGGCCGCATTCGGCTGGAGCCGCCTCTATGCGATTCCGCCCGGCTATGAGAATCCGCAACAACCGATGGCCGTGAGCGAGACGTTCGTTCCCGACCAGCTGATCGCCGGCCGCTTCCCGCTCGTGACGATGCAGAACGTCACGCTGACGGGCGGCGCGGCATTGAACCGTGGTTCGGTGCTCGGTCAGGTCACGGTCGGCACGCCTCCCGCTACAGGTACCGCGGTAGGCGGCAACACCGGCAACGGCACGATCACGGCGGTTGCCGCTGGCAGCAAGACGCAGGTGGGCACCTATACGATCAAGTTCACGGGCGCGACCACATACAACGTCTTCGACCCGAACGGCCGGATGCTCGAGCCGGGTGCAGCTGCAGGTGCATACCCCGCCGGCGCCGGCGCTGCGCAGGAAACCGATCTTTCGTTCACGTTCACCGCCGGCGGTACCGCGATGGTCGCGGGCGACGGCTTCACGATCACGGTGCCGGCGGGCAGCGGCAAATTCAAGCTGGCCGCGTCGAATGCCGTCGACGGCAGCCAGATCCCGTCCGCGATCCTCGGTGACTACACCGATGCAACGGGCGGAGACGTCAACTGCGCGATCTATGCCTCGGGCGAGTTCAACTCGAACTTCCTCACGTTCGGCTCGGGCATCACCGCATCGTCGGCCGCTGCCGTGCTGCGTGACGCGGGCATTTACCTCCGCAGCGTGCTGCCGGCGACGGGCACCATCACCAACTTCTGATCCATCGGGATCGCGCTTCAGGCCGCCTTCGGGCGGCTTTTTTCATTTCTAAGGGGTCGATTTCATGGATATCTTCGATACCAACGTCCTGATCGGCGTGGTGCCCAACTTGTTGACGTCGCAGAACTGGCTGCTCGACAAGTTCTTCCCGGGCATCAAGCCGTCGGATTCCGAGTATGTCTCGATCGACGTCGATATCGGTAAGCGCCGTATGTCGCCGTTCGTTTCGCCGCTGGTCGAAGGCAAGCTGGTCGAGCAGCGCACGATGCAGACCAACACGTTCAAGCCGGCATACATCAAAGACAAGCGCGCTCCGGATCTGCGCAAGCCGATCCGCCGTCAGATCGGCGAGCGTATCGGCGGCGAGCTGACCGGCGCCGAGCGCATGATGGTCAACCTGATGTTCGAAATGGCTGACCAGGTGGACATGCTGAACCGTCGTCTGGAATGGATGGCGGCGCAGGCGCTCCAGTCCGGCAGCATCACGATCGCGGGCGATGGCTTCCCGACGCAGGTGATCAACTTCGGTCGCGACGCATCGCTCACGGTGACACTCTCCGGCGGGGCGACGTGGGACAACGTTGCGACGACGGCGACGCCGGCATACGACATCGAGCAGTGGGCCAATCAGGTTCTGATGCTCGTCGGTGCCGTCGTGACCGATATCGTCTTCTCGCCGACGGCGTGGCAGTACTTCATTCAGGATCCGCGTGTGCGCGATGCTGTCGTTCTCGACACGGCGCGCTTCCGCGAGCTGTCGCGCAATAACCGCATGACGGCACAGGTCCAGCTCGGCGTCGAAGTCAAGAAGGGCGCGATCTACAAGGGCTGGTGGGGCGGCTACGACCTGTGGATCTACAACGACTGGTATCTCGACGACACCGGTCTGAACCAGTTCCGCATGCTGCCCGACGGCTCGATCATGATGAGCGGACCGGATCTGATGGGCACGCGCGCGTTCGGGCAGATTCTCGATCCGGAGTTCAACTACGGTCCGCTGCCGTATGCCCCGAAATCGTGGGTCGAGAAGGATCCGGCCCAGCGTCTGATCCTCATGCAGTCGTCGCCGCTTGTCATCCCCGAGCGTCCGAACGCCTCCTTCTACGCAACCGTGACGTCGGTCGCTGGCACGAGCGCATTGCCGTCCGGCGTGTACTGATCTGGCCGCCGCCGATCGGCGGCGCGTCGTCTTTCTTCGAAAAATCTCAGGAGTCACAGACGTGGCAAAGAACGATCTCGTTCGGGTGCTGGTTGCACCCGGCAAAAGCATTCAGATTCAGCACCCGGATCAACCCCTCGTGAAGGACGGCAATGGTAAGCCGTTTATCGGCGTGAAGAAAACGATTCTTCCCGGCGAATTCTTCGAGTGCGAGCGTCAGGAAGCGGAGCGTCTGAAGAGGCTCGGCGTCGTGCATATGCCTGAAGGTCAGGGAGCACCGAAGCCGCTCTTCGGATCGTCGGACAAGCAGGAACAGACCATCGGCGCGGCCTGATGATCAACTGGGATCAGATGGTCGGGACGCCGTGCACCAGCGTGTTCGGACAGCCCGTGCAGTACACGTGCCAGGGCGGCCCGACACTCCCGCTCACTGGAAATTGGACCGAGGGTTACGTCGAGCAGGCTCCGATCGGTGAAGGGCCACCGCTCGATACCACCGATCCGGTGCTCGGCGTGCAGTACTCCGCGTTCCAGCCGTACGGCAAAGAGCCCCTGCAGGGCGACACGCTGTCCACGGTCAATCCGGTTAGTGGAGTGACGGAAAACTTCGTCGTTAAGGATGTGCAGCCCGATGGGCAGGGCACGGCCTATCTGCTGCTTAACTTCGCGAGCTGATTTCCATGCTTACCCGATCACAGATCGTCCAGTACGCGACGGCCGCGCTGACCGCCGCGAATACGATGGCGGGCACGCGCATCTGGGCGCCGCGCGACTGGTCGACGAATGCCGCCGACTATCCGGGGATCCTCGTGCAGTGCTTTCGCACGCGGAAAGAGTCGCGCGCGAAGGGCAGTCAGCTTCCCCAGTTTCTCGCGACGCCGATCCTGACCGTTATCGGACGCCTTCAGGTGGCCGGTGCCGATGAGACCGCAGCGGCGACTGCCACGGATCAGCTCGAGGCATTCGAGTGGCAGATCGAGCAGGCGATTCTCACGAATCAGTCGCTGTTGCAGAACATACGCCGGTTCTCGTTCGTCGACTCGGATGGTGGCGTGACGGCTAACGGCCGCTACCACATCGGCGAGATCCAGATCAATTTCGGTCTCGAGTTCGAGGTCGACATCGATCCCTTTACGCAGGCCCCTGCATCCGTCCCACCGATCGCTGTGCCCCTCGAAGAAGTCAAGGTCACGTACGAGATGCCGGACGGCACCACCGAGCCGGGCGTCGATATCACGCTGCCCCAATAGGAGCAAATCACATGAAGGTCTTTCCCGCACCGGGGCTGCTCGTACGCGACCCGGCAACGAAGACGCACGTCCCTGCCGAAGGGCTGGATGTGCCCGACGGCGATCTCTTCTGGAATCGCCTCCTGCGCGACGGCGACGTCACGCTCACCCCGCCCGATGCGACGCCGGAAGTGATCGAGCACGCCGCGGCCGCCGATGAGGAAGAACAATCGTGACCATTCCTTTCCAGCAGATTCCGCAGAACCTGCGCGTGCCGCTGTTCTTCGCGGAGGTCAACAACCAGAACGCCAATACGGCGACGTTCGTGCAGCGTGCGCTACTGATCGGCAACATGATCACGACCGGCACGTTTGCCGGTACCGCGACACCGAACGTTCCTATCATTTCTCAGGGCATCAGCGACGCGAAGGTGAAGGCCGGCCAGGGCTCGATACTGGCCATGATGACCTATGCATACCGCAATAACGACAGCTTCGGGGAGCTCTGGTATCTGCCGCTCGCCGATGATCCCAGCGCGACCGCGGCAACGGGCACGATCGCGTTCACGGCCGCGCCGACGGTAGCCGGAACGATCTATCTGTATATCGCAGGCATTCGCGTCACGATTCCCGTCACATCGTCGATGACAACGGCGCAGATTGCGACGGCCGTAGCCGCCGCGATCAACGCGATCAATGATCTGCCCGTGACTGCCACAGCCAGCACGAGCACTGTTACGCTCACCTCGAAGAATAAATGCCTCGAGGCGAACGATATCGACATCCGGATGAACTATCTGGGTGTACCCGGAGGCGAGACGACGCCGACGGGCCTGACCTTCACGATCACGGCGATGGCGAGCGGTGCGACGAATCCGAGCCTGACCACGGGACTCGCGAATCTCGTCGATCTGCCATTCGACTTCATCGCCTGCCCGTACACCGATACAGCTTCGATGAACGCGCTCGCGGCGTTCCTGAATGACTCGACGGGTCGCTGGAGCTGGCAGACGCAGATCTACGGTCACTGCTTCTATGCGTACCGCGGGACGTTTGCGGGGCTGGGCACGTTCGGCACGAGCATGAACGACCAACACCGGTCTGTTCTCGGCTTCTACGATTCACCGACGCCGAAATGGAACTGGGCCGCGGCTTACGCCGCACAGGTCGCTATCTCGGTGCGCGCGGATCCGGGCATCCCATTCCAGACGCTGATTCTCCAGACCGTGCTGGCGCCGCCGCTGCAGTCAAGATTCAACCTCTCGTCGCGCAACACGTTGTTGTTCGACGGGATCTCGACCTTCAGCGTCGACCAGGCCAACAACGTGCATCTCGAAGGCACGATCACGACGTATCAGCAGAACTCGTTCGGGCAGCCGGATAACAGCTACCTGCAACTGAACACGATGTTCCAGATCATGTTCGTGCTGCGCGCACTCTCGATCATGGTCACGACGAAGTACGCGCGCGTGAAGCTGGCGGCGAACGGCACCGTGTTTGCGCCGGGTTCGGCGATCGTCACACCGGACACGATCCGAGCGGACCTGATCGCGCAATACCAGCAGCTGGAATATCAGGGTTATGTGCAGAACAGCGCAGCGTTCGCCGCGGGTCTGATCGTCCAGCAGAACGCGAACAATCCGAACCGCGTCGACGTGCTCTACGACGCGAATCTGATCAACCAGCTCGACGTGTTCGCACTGCTGCTGCAGTTCGTCCTCTAAGAGCGTTTAATCCACGACGTCAGGCCGCCTTCGTGTGGCCTTTTTCATTGAGGAAATGAAATGGCGGACAACACAAACCGCATTGCTGGGGTCGCGACGGTCACGGTCGACGGCGTCCAGTACATGCTCGAGGGCGAGCTGGAATACAGCCCTGTCACGACGAAGCGCGAGACGAAGAAAGGCCAGGACGCAGTCCACGGCTATTCGGAGATGCCGGAAGCGCCTTATATCTCTGGCACGTTCCGCGACTCGGGACAGATCACGGTCGCGCTGTTCAACCAGATGACTAACGTCACGGTGGCGGCCAAGCTCGCCAATAGCAAGTTGGTCATCGGCCGGAACATGTGGACGGTCGGCGATCTGGCTGTCAAAACGCAGGAAGGCACCTTGGACCTCCGCTGGGAAGGCTTCCAGGGTGCGGTCACGGAGAACTGATCGATGGACGAGCTGCAGATGGGGGAGACCCCGAATTTCCAGAAGATGAAGCCGGACGAACTGCCCGACGAATTCACGCTGACGCTGAAGAAGCCCATCACATTCGGTAAGGATCCGAACGTCGAGCATCACGTCGAACTTCAGTTGCGCGAACCGACGATGGACGAGATCGATGCATTCACGAAGAACGTGCGCAAGAAAGGCGAGATCGAGGCCCTGAAGTTTTTCATCGCGGCGGTCAGCGGGGTGCCCTTTGTGATCATCGGGAAACTCGGCGCGCGCGACATGATGGTCGCGCAGGGGTACCTGCTGGCTTTTATTCAGGGCTCCCAGACGACTGGCGATACCTCGGACGAGTAACGGCGAGGTTTTATCGCTGGGGGCCACGAGAACTCGGTGCTCTCACGTGGAGTGAGCTGCAGGGATGGATCGTTGATGCTCAGCGCATGATCGACGAATCGAAGAAGGCGAAATAACGTGGCAAACAAGCTAAATATCGTCATCTCGGCGGTCGACAACGCCACGAAGACGATCAACCGCATCAACCGGCAATTCGCGAATGCGATGCTGCCTGTCACCCGGCTGAATCGCTCGATCGCCGGCCTCGCGCGCGCCTCCGGCGTAACGAAGCTCGCCAAAGGGTTCGCCGGCGTCGCCAAGGCTGCTTCGAATGTCGCGGAAAAGGTTGGATCGATCATGGCACCCATGGCGGCGATCGTGGGCGTCGGTTCGATCGCCGGGGTGATCGCGCTGGCTACCGAATGGGCGAAGCTCGGACAGGCAGTGACGAACTCGGCAGCCAATATCGGGATGTCGGCCTCCCAGCTGATGGGGCTGCAGGGAACCGCGAGGCTGGCGGGTGTCAGCGCGGAGGAGCTGACCTCCAACCTCACGTCGCTCGGCAACACGATGGAAGATGCGCTCTATGGCCGAAATCAGGGTGCGCTGATGCTCATGAACCGCCTCGGCGTCAGCATGCATCGCTTGAAGAACGGGTCCGTCGATACGCAGCGCGCAATGCAGGATCTGGCGCGCGTAATGCAGCGTCCCGGCATCCGGGGGAATGCGCAGGTCGAGAACCTGATCGCCAGCACCTTCGGCGTGAGCGGCCTATTGCCGCTGCTGCGCAAGGGACCAGAAGCGATCGAGGAATATCAGAAGAAGGTGCGCGAGCTGGGCGGTGAAATGAGCGGTCCGGCTATCCAGGCAGCCGCCGAATTCGAGCAGCACCTCACGCTCCTGCAGACGGCTGTCGGAGGCCTGCGTAACTCGATCGGTTCGGCCTTGATTCCGGTGTTTCAACCGCTGATCGACCAGCTGACGGCGTGGATCTCCGCAAACCGCGAGCTGATCGCCTCTAAGGTCGCAGAGTACGCCCGCAAGATCGCCGATTGGGTCAAGACGATCGACTTCAAGCGCGTATTCGATGACATCACCGGATTGGTGAAGGGCGTCGCGAATTTCGTCGAAGCGATCGGCGGTTGGAAAGTTGCGCTCGGCCTCGTCCTCGCGATGATGGGGGCTCCGCTGTTGACGGCAATCGCGCAGCTCGGCAGTGCGCTAGTAAGTTTGGGCGCAGTCGTCTGGGCGAATCCGATTCTCGCTGCTTTGGGTGCAATTGGATTTCTGTCCTACGAGATCTATCAGCACTGGGACAAGATCAAATCCGTCATGGGCAGCAATGCGTCGGCTGGACTGTCGCCCGGCACTGAAGGGGCGCTGGACCCGTCAATGTTCGATGGGTCAGATGGAGGGTCGAAGCCGGCGCCATTGGGCATCCGCAGAAACAACCCCCTGAACATGACGTTGAATGGTCATGAGCGCACCTACTCAGATCCGGTTCAAGGGATTGCAGCTGCAGTGGCGAACCTCGAACGCAATTATCGAGGCCTGTCTATCGCGCAGATTCAGGATAAGTGGACGGGCGGCGCGCGCACCGGCAATACACCGCTGCAGATCGCGAACTACACGCGCCTGATGACCGCTGCCACGGGTCTCAAAGCAACCGACGTTCCGGATCTGAACGATCCTCGGGTCGTCTCGTCGCTTGCAGTTGGGATGATCAGAGCAGAGAACGGGCAGCAGCCGTATTCACCCGCGCAGCTCGGCAATGCGACGGTCGCCGGGATGCAGCAAGCTGGCGTGTCGCCGGGCCAATCCGGCGGCAATCCGATGGCCATCGACGTGCATGTGCATGGTTTGCCGCCCGGCGCCGGCGTCACCGTACAGCAACGCGATATGTCGTTGGGTCCGACGAAGATTGCCTATTCGATGCCGATGGGAGGGACGCCGTGAGCTTCTGGGATTCACTTCAACAGGCCTCTTACAACGGCATTCCGTTTGGTGTGGACGCGACGTCTGGACGTTTCGGCCGTCGTGTCGCGATGCATGAATACCCATATCGCGATAAGCCGTGGCCCGAGGATATGGGGCAGCGTGCACGCGAGCATCGGATCACAGGTTTTCTGCTCGAGAATGACGCTGTCTATGGGGGTGGCCCTGTAATCCAGCAGCTGCTCGACCTGCGTTCAGTCGTCGAAGTGGCTGGCCCGGGGCAGTTGGTGCATCCCACACTCGGAACGCTTCAGGTTTCAGTGCTCGACTTCGAGGCGGTGCAGCGTAAGGAAGAAGGCCTCGTCTACGAGCTGCACTTCCTGTTCGTCGAAGGCGGACTGCAGATCTATCCGGACGTAGCGACGGCGACTCAGGATGCAGTGCTTACGGCCGCTTCCGCAGCCGATTCCGCGGCGTCGACGGACTTCCTGACGCGTGCGGGAGCAGCGCTCAAGCAGGGCGCTGCCGTCGTCAAGCAGGCAGCAGCGACGGCATCTCTCTGGGCGGCGCGTGCGCAGGCCCTGGTGAACGATGCGCGGAATGTTTACAAGTTCGTTTGCAGCATCAAGGGTGCATACGGTCGTTATTTCAACGGGCGTCTGAGCGGATTCAACCCGAGCGCTGCACTCCAGACAATCCAGCAGACGGGCACCACCGTTACGACGCTGATCGCGCAAGGAACGGTGCTTCGTAATCGTGTTGTCAGTGCTGGCACCGATCTCATTAACGCAGCAAGCCAACTAGGCCTATGAGTACTTCTCCCACGGACGTCGCGGCGGCCGCGCAGGCGCTCGCCGCGAGTCTGCTCGCATCTGCTGTTGATCCGGCAGACGGCATTCGCCTCCTGGCGCAGCTCGCCTCATTTCAGCCCAATCAGGTGACGTCGTCTTCAGTGGTCGGCATGTCGATGGCGACGATGCAGTCGGCGTGCGGTGACGTCTTTCGTCGCGCTGCTGTAGTCGCACTCTGTCGCGCGGCCTCCACGTATCAGCCGGCGTCGACGGTCGATGCGGCGAATGTACGGTCGACAATTACGCAGCTGCTCGATCAGGAGATCCTGATCGCTGGCAATCAGGGCGAAGACAACACGTTCAATGCATTGCGCGCATTGCGTGCGGCAGTGGTTCAGGATCTTCAGACGCGTGCGGCAGGCCTGCCAGGCGTCATGACGGTCAATACGGCCGGGCCTCTGCCGGCGCCGACGCTGGCGCAGCGACTCTACGGAGATCCGACACGTGCCGACGAGCTGGTGACCGAATCCGGTGCGCCGCATCCGGCATTTTTGCCACCTGGCTTCAAGGCACTGTCTTCATGAGTGACGATCTCACGCTGTTAGTAGGTGGTCGGCAGCTGTCGGGGTGGTCAGACATTCGCGTGACGCGCGGCATCGAGCGCTGCCCGTCTGACTTCGCGCTGCAGCTCACCGAGAAATACCCGGGTGTGGCGGCAGATCTCGTCGTGCAACCGGGCGATTCCTGCCAGGTGTTTATTGGTAATGACCTCGTGATCACCGGGTATGTCGACAAGTTCGTTCCCGAGATCGACGGGAACAACCATCGGATCTCCGTCACGGGCCGCAGCAAGTGTCAGGATCTGGTCGATTGTGCGGCCGAGTGGCCGGGCGGCCAGATTCTCGGCTCATCGGTGCTACAGATCGCGCAGAAGCTCGCTTCGGTCTACGGCATCACGGTCAGTGCACTCAGCGACATTGGCGCTGGCATTCCCCAGTTCAACCTGATGCTGGGTGAAACGCCATACGACGTCATCGAGCGTATTTGCCGGTATCGCGCATTGCTGGCATATGACGACACGGATGGCAATCTGTTGCTGGCGGGCGTTGGGTCCACGAAGGCCGCGAGCGGCTTTACGCAGAGCATCAATATCGAGCGCGCGCTCGTCGTGTATTCGATGGACCAGCGGTTCTCGGAGTATGTCGCGTTCCTACAGTCCGTCGACGTGTTCACAGACCTCGGCGCCGGCGGCAATCTTCTGGGCGTCGCATATGACTATGGCGTCACCCGGCATCGGCGGCGCGTCATCATTGCCGAGGCCGGAGGAGGGGGGCAGGACATCGCCAAGCAGCGTGCCAACTGGGAGGCCGCGCGCCGATATGGACGTGGCGCAACGCTGATGCTCACGACCGACGCATGGCGCGACAGTGCGGGCACGCTCTACACGCCGAACACTCTCGTGCCGTTGTCGATTCCGGCGTTGAAGCTCGATGGCAAGACCTGGGTGATCGGTGAGGTGACATATGCGCGCGGCGAGCGCGGAACGAAGTGTCAGCTGACGATCATGCCGCCGGAGGCGTTCAACCCCGAACCGATCCTGCTGCAGCCGTTCCCGGCCGACGTGCCGGCGGGAGTTCCTCAATGATCTCGTTCGAGCAGCTCTACTGGCGGGTGATGCTGATGATCCGCCGCGGCAAGATCACGCTGGTGAACGATGCGGGCCCCGTGCAAATGGTGCAGCTGCCGCCGAGCGGTCTGGAGGGGCGCGACAACCTTGCACGTATTGGTGAATACGGGCTGGCGTCAAATCCGCCGGATGGGACCGACGCCTACGTCGCGAACATTGGCGGCGATCCTTCGAACGGCGCCGTGATCGGCACCAACCATCAGGCGACGCGCCCCACAGGCCTGCAAAGTGGCGAAACACAGATCTATAACGGGCCGGCCGGCACCAGCTTCTATCTTGCCAACGGCGAGATCGTGATCAACGCCAACGGACAGCCGGTAAACGTCAACAACGCAACCGATGTTACGTGGACGTGCACAGGCAAATTCAAGGTGGTCGCGCCCGGCGGCGTGGAGTTCGAAGCGCCGACGGTTCAGTCGACAGGCGATATGCAGGACAACACCGGCACGAACAGTCACACGATGGCGCAGATGCGAACCATCTATAACGGCCACAACCACCCTGTTCCTAACGTCCAGCTCGGCGGCCCCGGCACGACAACCAGCGCACCGAACCAACCAGAATGAGCGATACCACAACAGTTTGGGACACCGCCAACAGCCGCGGTGACTGGGTGCTCGCGGGTGCGCAACTGCTCGCGGGCAATGACCTCCAGACGGCCTACCTGATCAGCCTCTTTACCGATCGTCAGGCGCAACCGGGCGACGTCATTCCCGATGGATCTAACGACGCGCGGGGCTGGATAGGGGATGCCGGCCAGAAGTATCCGATCGGCTCGCGGCTATGGCTGCTCGAGCGGGCGAAGGCTACACCGCAGACGCTCAACAACGCCAGAACCTATGTGACTGAAGCAATTCAATGGCTGATCGACGACAAGGTCGTTGCAAAGCACGACATCACGGTTCAGTGGATAGCAAGCGGGCAGCTCGGCATCTGGATACAGGCATATCGGCCTGACGGTTCGAAGTTCCCGGCGTTCAGCTGGGTCTGGAAAGGAATTCAATAATGCCGTTTGCACGTCCGACACTTTCGCAGCTGCTCACGCAGATCGAGCAGGATATTGCGGCCGGTTTGCAGGGCTCGGATCCGCTATTGAGGTTCGCCAACCTCAACATCACCGGCACGGCGCTGGCGAATCTGGTGAATCTGCACTATGGCTACCTCGACTGGATATCGCTTCAATCCGTCCCGGTGACATCGTCCGGAGAGTTCCTAGAGGCATGGGCGGCGCTAAAGAACGTCTTCCGCAAGGCGGCTACCCAAGCCACGGGCACCGTGACCTTTCCAGGCACGAATGGCGTCGACCTGCCATCTGGAACGCCGATTACGCGAAGCGACGGGGTCGAGCTGACGACGACCGCCGATGCCGTAGTGGCGGGGAGCGTGGTTACGGCGCCGGCGATTGTCAATGCTGATCCTACGGGTCTCACAGGTGCCTTCGGCAATTGCTCGGCGGGCGTCGTGATGAACCTCGGCACGTCGATATCGGGCATTCAGTCAAGCGGTACCGCGGCGACCGTTTTCACAGGCGGCGCGGATATCGAGCAGGACGATAGTCTGATTACGCGCATGCTTCAGGCCTACCAGAATCAGCCGCAGGGCGGCGCGCTGCAGGATTACATCGAGTGGGCTCTGGCCGTATCGGGCGTCACGCGCGCATGGGTCAATCCGAGTGGCTTCGGAGCTGGCACCGTCGTTGTCTATACGATGTTCGACAACGCTGAAGCTTCGCACGGCGGCTTTCCTCAGGGCACTAATGGCGTTGCGACCGGAGAGACTCGCGGCATTCCGACGGCAACCGGTGACCAGCTGGCCGTTGCGAATGGCATATATGCCAACCAGCCAGTCACCGCCTTGGTGTATTCATATGCGCCGGCGCAGAACGTGATCACTTTCACGATCAATGGCATTGGCGGAGCCTCGGCCGCGACGAAGGCGGCGATCGACGCGGCGATCGACAGTGTCTTCCTTCAGTACGGTTCACCGGTACCGGCTCAATCGCCGTCTGTAGCGCTGTCGCTCATCGAGTCGGAGATCGCTGCAATCTCCGGAACCCAAGGCTTCGTTATCACTTCGCCGACGGCCAACATCGCGAATGTGCTTGGTCAGCTTCCAGTGCGCGGCGCCATCTCCTATACGTGACCATGACAGCGAACGCACCTTCGTTTCAGCCGGCTGACATGCTGGCCGCATTGCAGTCGCTCATGCCGCGCGGCCGCGTGTGGCCTCGGGATCCCGATGCGGTGATGACGCAAGCGTTATCAGGGCTTGCGACACCGTTCGCGCAGCAAGCGACGCGCGCGAACTATCTCCTCGTGGACGCTTTTCCGTCAACGACAGAGGAGTTGCTTCCCGAGTGGGAAGAAACATTGGGCCTGCCGGACCCTTGCGCAGGCCCTCAACCTACGATCGCCGCACGGCAAGCGCAGGTATTGGCGCGCTTCGCCGGACTGGGAGGTCAGTCGCCGGCGTACTTCATTGGGTATGCCGCGAACCTCGGCTACACCGTGACGATCACGCAGTACACGCCTTTCCGCATGGGGCAGCAAACCATGGGATGCCAACTGGGCGGTCCCGAATGGGCCTTCACCTGGGCGATCAATGCGCCGCTCGTCACCCAGATCCCTTTCAGGGTGGGGCACTCGGCAATGGGGGATGCTCTGGAGACATGGGGTAATGCTGTGCTCCAGTGCGAACTCAATGAAATCAAGCCGGCTCACACAATCCTGCAGTTCATCTACCACTAGGAAGCATACATGTATCAAGTAGACGATCCGACCGCAGCCGCTTCATTCCCGACGCCGGCCGCTCCGGGGACGGCGGGATACTTCACTGATGGCAACCCGGGGAGCGGCGTCGCAGCGACGATTTTGCGCGCTGACTTCATGAACGCCGTGATGCTCGAGCTAATGAATGTCGTCTCGGCTGCAGGCATTACTCTCAGCAAGACAGCGCAGAATCAGATCCTGCTGTCGATCAAGCGACTCGTGCAAAGTCAGGTTGTTCTGACAGACACGGGCGCGGTAAACGCCTATGCGGCCGCCAACACTCCCGCGCTCGTTGGAGGCGCTTCTCCGACCTGGGTGAATGGTGTTGTTCAGCAGCTCGTCGTAGGGCACACGAATACCGGACCGTCGACGTATGCCCCTGACGGTCTGCCTGCAATTCCGATCTATGGTTTGGGGCTCCAGGCTCTTCAAGGCGGAGAGATGTTCGTGGGCGGCACGGCGATTCTGATGAAGCAGACGATCGCGGGCGTCAATAGCGGCAATCCGATCGCAGTCTTGCTGGAATGCGCCGGCGGCGCACAGCAGATTCCGCCTGGTACGCAGAGCGGGCATGCGGCTCAACTTAGCCAGGCAGGCTTCCAGCACCAGAACATCTACAAGCTCATCGCTGGCGTGTTGAACGTCTCCGTTGATGGAGGGGCGTTCACGACTACCGGTGCATCGAATTTCGTAACTCCGCCCAGCGGAAGGTGGAAGGGCAGGGTATGGGGCGGCGGCGGTGGCAGCGGTGGGACCTTCGGTAATCCGAGTGCCTCTCAGGGCGGAGCAGGCGCCGGCTATGCTGAATTAACCGTTACTGGCCAAACTCCCGGTACAAGCAATGCAATTACGGTGGGCGCAGGCGGAACTGCTGGTGTGGGAGGCTCATCGCCGACGAATGGTGGCACGGGCGGGACCTCCTCGATTGGCGCGCTTATGTCTGCAACAGGCGGGGTCGGCGGTAGTGCTGCAAATGGTGGCGTGGCGACAAGTACGCCAGCAGGTGGCACAGGAGCAGGAGGTGCACTGAACGTCACCGGTGGGTCTCCCAATGGAACACTCAATGTGAGCGGGACGGTGGTATCTCAATCTGGCGGTGCGCCGTATGGCATGCCACAAATGTACTTCCACGTATCCTCTTCTAGCGACCCCGGCGTCGCCGGTGCTAACTTCGGCGTTGGCGCGAGCGGTAGTTTGCAGCAGGCAAACGGCGCTAAGGGCGGCGATGGCCTGATCATCATCGAGTACTGATCATGAAAACATACGCACGAATCGATAACGGCATCGTCGCCGAACTGTTCGAAACGGACGGTGATATCACCGAAATGTTTCACCCAGATCTGCAGTGGATCGACATCACCGCTATGTCGCCAGCACCGCAGCCCGGCTGGACATATTCAGGCAGTGCATTTGCCGAACCGGCTGGGCCGTCGGCTGCTGAACTCTGGGCCGTCTATCAGTCCCGCGCGCAGGCGCTGCTCAATGAATCGGATCGCACCGTCATCCGTTGCTATGAAGCTTCGACGCCGTTGCCTGAAACATGGGTGACGTATAGGAAGGCGCTCCGCGCGATTGTCGGCGCCGAGTCGGGGGACCCGACGCAGCCACTGCCCAGCAAACCGGAATATCCGGCGGGGACCTAGCCGTCCACTAGGCGGCTTCGCGATTGAGCCGTGATCAGCCTCTCAGAAACACCTTTTCCGATCGATCGGAGCGGTGTCTCGATGAAACGGTAGTTCAACTCCGCAGCCAGAATAATCGTGAGGAGTTCCGTCACGGCAAATGGGATGACGATTGTCGGGCCAAGCACATGCCCTGCGATCGCCATCTTCCAAGCCTCAGCGACAACTGCCGCAATCGGGATGTGCACTAGATACAGGGCATACGATCTCGTGCCGATCCACAAGGTCACACGCTCCAGGAGCGGAGTAGGTCCCAAGAGTCGACCTTCCGATGAGGCAATCCATACCAACAGAACACAGGCCACCGAAACCATTTGTGTTGCGCCGGGAAAGATCGGCGCTTTTCCTGCGATCGAGAATCCGGGCCCGAGGCAAAGGAAGCCAATGAGCGCGATCGCGCACAGCCGGGCAACACGGATATCGAGCTTGCACGGAATATATGCGAGCGCAAGCATCACGCCAGCAAGAACGGCATCCGCGCGAACTTGCCAGAGAGGTCCCGGAAGCGGCCGGGGGACGAAATTGGAGACCGCCCACAGCACCGCGCACACAGCCAGCAGTCGCCGCCCGGATAGCCACATAACGAACGGTAGGAGCAGGTAAAACTGCTCTTCCAGCGAAAGGCTCCAATAGACGGGATTGAATCCGCAAGAGCCGTCTTGCTGACAGGCCGTCAGTCTGAAATTGGCGAGATTTGCGATGGCAAACCCAGCATCTTTTAGATTGTTCTCAAACGATCCGAAGCTGCCGAAATGATTAAACGCGATCGTGCCGACCAGCCCGAACGCTAGCCAGAACCATGCGGACGGCAATATTCGGAAAGCCCGTCTTACCCAAAATGCAAGAATCTCGACGAGATTGAAAGGCCGTCGAACAAGGCCCCGCATGATCACGAATCCCGAGATGCATAGGAACAGGTCGACGCCATCCCAGAAAACGGTCCGTGACGAAAGCCATTGTCTCAACGGGCTATTCCACGGAAACAGGACATGGCTGTGAGCAATTAGCGTGAAAAGAATAGCGACGGCACGAAGGTGTTCGATACCTTCGAGTCTCTCATGGCCCGGTGTTTTCATTCGCCGCAGCTTTATTTTCGGAAAGGCGCCAGCTTACCAACATTTCCAAAAAGTTACCGCTGCGGCGAATGTATTCCTAATGCATAAGCGGGAGCGCGATCGGCTCCACGGCTGACAACTCTCTTTGCGCCTTGATCGCATAGAGGGCATCGCCCGGATGGACGCCATCGGTCAGCATCGTCGGCCAGCCCGGTAGGGTCTGGATATAGTCGTATTGCTGGACCAGCGAAACGCCTTTCGATTGCGCGACCGCGCGCATGATCGACAGGTAGTTCGGAAGGTTTTGGTACACCGCGGGATCAGTCGGGCTGAACGTCGCGCCGACGACGGGATTCGGTTCTTCCATCATTGGCGTCTTTCCGGCCGCCCGCACGACGTCGACGAACTGCTCCCAGCATTGCTGATACTGAGTCGGCGACTCGGTGGATTGATCACTGGAATCGTTGATGGCCCAGTTGCCGATCACGATCTGCGAGGGGTCGGCCGAGAGGTCAGCCGAAAGTGGCGCCTTGTAAGGCGACACTCCATTGACGCGCTGACAGACCGTCGTGCCGCCGATGGCGTAATTCTTCACGGTGACAGAAGACCCCAAGGCTGCCTGCAAATACTGCTGCAGCATGACGGGAGCGCTGTTGTTCGTGATCACATATTGGCCGTTGACCTTTTCGAGGCCAGCCATCGTCGAGTCGCCCTCGGCTCTGATCAAGACAGGTTTCACGACCGTTTTCGCAGGGGGAGCCGAATCGCTCGTGCCGCCCCCGCCACCACCGCATGCCGTGAGCGTTGCAGTGGCACAGCCGAGTGACATCGCTACGGCTGCTGCTCTCCATCGTGCTCCCGGAAATCGGAGGGCGCGTTCAGGTCGATTTCCGCTCCGGCTTCGCGCATCTTTTCGAGGACAGCTTCGATGTCCTTCTGCTTGAGCACGAGTCGCGCCATGGCGAAAAACAGCATGTGCGCACTGACTTCCCGAGGTTGCGCTCCTCCGGTGTACTTCCGCCACTGCTTGTCGCTGGATACACCGAACAGATCTGCCATCTGCGAGCCTTTGTACCCGAGCGTCTCTTTCAGCCTGGCGAGACTTTCGGTTGACGGCGGCGCGTAGCGCATAAGAGGTCCCAATATTCTGCGCAGACGCGCGAAATGAGTATTTCATGATCTTCCTTTCGGAGGTGACTGGATGCGCGGCGCGCCTCCATGTTCCGTGAAATTTAGCCCCCTTTGGGGCTAGTGTCAAGTGTCATAGAACACCAATCGACAGCCACCTTTGCGGGTGGCTTTTTTTATTTCCGGGGATCGCATGTCAGAAACGAAGGCAGCTGTGCCGGTTCGGGCCAGCACTGAAGAACGGTTGAAGGCGGGAGAGAAGCGCTTCTCTCGGCTCGAACAACGCATCGATCGGAGTGACCAGGCAACGAAGCAGCACCTTCAGCAGCAGGACGACAAGATCGAGGCGATCAAGGTGATCGTCGATCGCATCGACCAAAACACCAGCTCAATCATCGAGACATGGAACGACGGCGCGCGCGCTGTGCACTTTTTCTGCCGACTCGCCCAAGGGTGGCGGTTCGTTCTGCGGCAGGTGATGTTCCCCGTAGTGATCCCCTGTTTTGCCCTTTATGCCGTCGCCTATTACGTGGCGCACGGTCACTTCCCGCCGTGGCTGGCGGACACCGTAAAACTCCTTCTGGCGATCATATGAACCCGAACGACTTCATTTCGGCCGTCGCGCTGGCGGCGCGCACAAGCGCCGCGAAAACGAAGATACCTGCGAGCTTTACCGTTGCGCAGGGTGCGCTCGAATCAGGGTGGGGGACGTCGCAGCTCGCGCTTCAGGGTTTCAACCTCTTCGGCGTGAAAGCGGATCCGAGCTGGCACGGCGACACGATGAAGCTGCCGACGGCCGAGTATGTGAACGGGCAGCGCGTCACTGTCGTCGCGACGTGGAGAAAGTACGGCAGCTGGCTGGAGGCGATCAGCGATCGCGCGAACTTTCTGCTGACCAACCCGCGATACAAGGGCGCTTTCGCTTACACCAGCGGCTCGACGTTCGCGCTGGCGATCGCGGCCGCAGGCTACGCGACCGATCCGCAGTACGGCCAGAAGATCGTCTCGATCATCAAGGCTCACAACCTCTCAACGCTCGACGTATAGCAGCTTCCCGCTGAATCCACCCACAACCCGCTTCGGCGGGTTTTTTCGTTTACGCACATGACGATCATCAAACACCTCGTCGACGTCGCGAAGGGGAAACACCCGATCGCGGCGAAGCGCTCGTCGCATTGGCCGAGGGTGCGCAAGCATCACATCGAGCTGCATCCGACATGCGCGGTCTGCGGCGGTACAGAGAAGCTCGACGTGCATCACATCCGTCCGTTCCACCTGCACCCGGATCTCGAGCTCGACCCGTCGAATCTCGTGACTCTGTGCGAGGCGGACAAGGGCGGCGTCAATTGCCATCTGCTGTTCGGCCACCTCGGCAATTTCAAGAGTTTCAACGTCGACGTCGTCGCGGACGCCGCGCGATGGAACGACAAGATCTCTCACCGGCCGTTGGCCGACACCTAAAGGAGAAATCCGTGAACGACCTCATAAAGCCCGTTTCGGTCGGCCTGCTGTTCGTATTTCTGGCCGTCTGCGACTACCTGAAGCTCAACGATCCGACCTTGCGCGAGGCTGCATTCGGGATGATCGGTCTGATCACCGGCTGGCATGGCGTACTGCAACTTCCATTCAGCCTCGGCAAGAGCACTCCGACTCAACCTCAACCGGCAGCACCCACCCAGCAGTAAATCCCCGCCGCGATCGCGGCACCATCTGAAGGAAATCCGGAAATGAAGAAGCTCATGCTGCTCGCGGCAGGCCTTGTCGCGTCTGTCGCCATCCTCGCCGGCTGTTCGACGGCACAGCAACAACAGGTCGCAACCGTGGCGACGAACGTCCAGACGCAGGTCAATAAGGCCTGCGGATTTTTCGTGCCGATCGCTCTCGATGCAGAGACGCTGTACACCCTCGATCCGAAGGTGGATCTCGCGATCGACGGGCTCAACGCGCTCTGCGACGCGAATGCTGCCGTCGATGCGAGCACGCTCCAAACGCTCGCGAAGACCACTATCCCTGCCGCGGTCAAGGCGCTCGCTGCTGTCCAGGGCATCCCGCCTGCCCTTGTGAAGGAGATCGGCGGCGCGCTCACGCTGTCGAATGTCGCCCTCAATAGTGCGGTAGCGACGTATGCGCCTGCCGTCCCGACGGTGCCAGCATCGGCGCCGGCTGCCGCTTCTGGGGCGTCGACGCAATGAGTAAGCCGATCCGTGTTGCACTGAGCGGATCGGGCTTTCGCCTCGGCGCGCATCTGGGCGCGCTGCAGGCGATCTCCGATGCCGGCTACGAGGTGGTCGAGCTCGCGGGCACGTCGGGCGGCTCAATCGTGGCAAGCCTGTACGCGAGTGGTATGTCGCTCGAGGCGATGCGCGAGATGTGCATGACGCTCGACTGGTCGCCGATGATGAGCTTCTCGCCGTGGGCGCTCGTAACGAAACAGGCGTTGAGCTCCGGGAACGCGTTGCTTCAGTTCCTGCAAAAGCTCACCGATGGGAAGACGTTCGCGGATCTCGCGATCGACCTGAAGGTGATCGCATCCGATCTGCTGACAGAGAAGGAATACGAGTTCAGCAAGGCATCGACGCCGGCGGCTCCAGTGGCGCTCGCGGCTCGGGCTTCGGCATCGATTCCGATCGTATTCGCGCCGGTTGCCTATGGTGAGGTTCTGTGTGTCGACGGTGGATGCACGGACAACCTGCCGGCCAGCAACCTGACGGTCGACGACGTGCCGCGAATCGGGATCTATCTCGAATCGGATGACGCTCCGTTGCTCCCGGGTGCCTATGGCCTTAAAACGCTCGCGCCGCGGATCATCGATCTGCTGCTGGCATCGAATGAGGCCTCGCATATCGCGCTTGACTCGAAGGATGGCGCGACGATCATCCGGGTGCCGACAGGCTACGCTAGCTCGCTGGACCGGAACATGGCGGCGTCGACACGTCAACGCCTCTTCAATGATGGCTACAGCTACACCATGGCCGTGCTCGAGCAGCTCACCGCTTCGGCGGTATCCCTCCCATAGCGCCCAGTCGCACCTTCTCGGCTAGCATCCGGTCTGTGACCGTTTGCAACGCCTCCCGGACGTTCCCCTCCTGTTTCTGCCACAGGGCATACTGAGCCCTCAGTGCGTCGGCGTGCGCGGCGTTCATTACCTCGCGCGCGCGATGCACCTCGAGGATCAATCGGCGGACGTCCGGATCTCGATATCTCTTCCACAGTTCGCGCAGCTCCCCGTTCATCACAACAGGGAAATCGTCGGGCTTCAGTTTCATCGCGGGGTGATTACTGTATATACGTACAGTATAGCTGCCGCCTAGCAAAATACTTATACACACTAGTACACATTTTTCTGGACATCGATCGATTTCGTGTGTATAAATACACACAAGACATGCGGAGGCTCGATGAACTCATCAAAGCTAATCCGGATGCTTGAGGAAGATGGCTGGGAGTTGGTTCGGATAAGCGGCAGCCATCATCACTTTAAACACCCCAAGAAGAAAGGCCTTGTGACGGTGCCACACCCGAAAAAGGACCTCCCGATTGGGACTGTCAAAAGCATCCAGAAGACCGCCGGTCTGTACTGATCGGCGGTTTTTCGACGCAGGATGCGACGGAGCTAGGCTGCAGAGAGAGGACGAGCATGGAATTTCCCATCGCAGTTCATAAGGACGATGGGAGCGTCTACGGAGTAACCGTACCGGATATCGCGGGCGTTCACTCCTGGGGCGACACCATCGATGAGGCAATGCGCAACGCAAAGGAAGCAATTATTGGCCACGTATCTACCTTGGTCGAATTGGGCGAAAACGTCGATTTCACCTGTTCGACCGTGGAAGAGCTGGCAGGTAAGCCGGAGTTTGTAGGTGCAGTTTGGGCGTTGGTTGACGTGGATCTCTCAAAGCTTGATTCAAAGCCGGAAAGGATCAACATCAGTCTTCCCCGTTTTGTGTTACATAAGATCGATGCGTACGTCGAGGAGCGTCATGAGACGAGGAGCGGATTCCTTGCTCGTGCAGCCCTGGAAGCGTTAGCGCACAATTGACACGCGCCACGAGCGGTTAGAAGAGCTGCTTGCCGTAATCAATCAACAGTAGGATCCAGGCCCGCCATCCCGGCGGGCCTCTTAATTTAGGCGTTGGTCTAGGCGTCACTTTCGAATCCGAGCCTTTCCAGCAAAGGCACCGCCAATTCTTCGACGAGAACGAGTGACGCCTGTCGCCCGGACGCAATGAATCATGTGCAATGGCCTCGCGAAAATGCGGGGCCATTTGCTTTGCAACGTCAGAAGATCATGAAGTCGTCGTTGCTGTCGGG